TTTCTATCAGGGTTGGCTTGCCTAACCAACAAAGATACGATAAATATCGTATCCTCTTCCTGACTCGGGAGGTCAGTAGTGGGACCGAAGCCAGTCACACTAACGGGAACCCCGTTAATGTCGCCAACTTCATTACTCACGAACCCCACTCTGGCGATCGTACCAGACGGTTCGTAAGTAACAACCAATTCCCCATCCCGATAAATGTTTACCGGATGGGGAGTAAGGTTAATAACCTTCATACTATTCACCTCCTTTAAGTTCAGTATGAAAGGTAATTGGAGACTTATTTCAAGTCTCCCTTATCTCCGAAAAACTTCTTGAAGAAATCTTCATCGGAGTGTTTCCTTTTTATTTCTTCTTCCAATTCTTTAAGACTGGAAGAAGTTTTCTTCAGAATTTCTTCTGAAGCTTTGTCTACTTCTTTAGATATTTCTTTATAATCTAAAGAAGTAACTTCTTTCCTTTTCGAAGAAAGGACTTCTTTCCCTTTCTTCTTAAACTTGTTCACATTAAGCGAGCAAGTTATTTTCAGTACCAACTTCTCGTCTTCGGTCGAGAAGCTATTAGTAAGACTTTCAATCATATAATCGAAAGCCTTTCTAAATTCCTTCATTTGCTCAAGAATGAATGAAAGCTTCTTATCCCCTTTGGGAAAGAATTTATCTTCCCCATAAAGGATAAGATCTTCTCGTATATTTACGAGAAGTTTATCAACATCAAAGCTTCCTTCGATGTTGACTGTAATTTCATCCTTCTCATTTTTACCTAATGAGAAGGACAATCCTTCAAGTCCCTTGTCCTTGAAGGATCTTTCAAAACTCTCAATATTTGCTACGATGGCAGACAACATCTTTGTGTTTTCAAGCAAGTTTTTCATAATAAATCTCCTCTCTGCCAGCCCTCATACTGGCAACAAAACAAAGTTTGGGAACACAGTAAGTATTCCCTAAAAACGAAACAAAATATATTCCGCTTTCACAATTATAATATATCATTGTGAAAGCGGAATTTTACAAACAAAACAAGTGAAGTATCTATTAATATTCGCAGATAGTTACTTCACTTTCAATATCGCTATAAAACATAACTTTACACCTCCTCTTTTTATATCTAAAAGAAGTGTAAAGCTATTTTTGAGATTTTGATATAAGTTTCAAAATCTCTTCATTATTGCTATTTATTCTTTGGGCAATAGCAATAACATCGTCCAGAATATCCTCCCTGCTTTTTCTACTTTTGATAGCATCAGCAGGGATATCTCCCCCAACACGATATCTGGGATCTTCATCAAGTTCACAGATTTCCAGAGGGGGCCATGTTCTAGTTATAGTGCCATCATCATTGATGAACACCATCTTTTTTCTAGCCATTATGACCCACCTCCTTAATAAAGGCGGAGATCCTGGATCTCATCTCATCGATAGAAATGAAATCTTCAGGATTTCTGACATCGATAATAACGATGTCAGCACTGTTGTCTTTCTTGCTGAAAGACAACAGATCAGAGAAAGCCAGTGAGTCTATAAAACTCACTTGGAATTTCTTCTCCTTGGGTCGGTTAACATCAGCGATGCTAACAAACCCTTCGAACCGATATGTAAATCGGTTCTTTCTACTAGCCCAAATCTGGGTTCGTAGTTCTTTCTGGTCAATCGTTTCGGAATGACCATTAAAACTTAATTTAACGGACGTTCCGAAAGCACTGTCATATACGATATGATAGCTCATCATATCGTATTTAGACAGCTCAGGAAGGCGTTCGTCAAAACCAAGTTGACGAGACGCCGTGATACTTACTGTATATCTAACTCTTTCTTTCATAATGATCCTCCTTTTTGGCACTCCCCAGTGCCAAATAAAACCAAAACTAAAACAAAATAAATATGGAATATGCTTTTTAAGCATATTCCATACAATGGTCGATCAAATCAAATCGACCATTCAGGATATCCTCCTCGGAATATCCCTGCCAGAATAAATCATGGCAAGTTACTGCCAGATTTATTCTATCCGAAACCTCTTCGGTGGTTTCGGTGAGGAAAAGCCCATCATCAGTAGAGTTATACAACTCTACCCAATTGATGGGGATTTCCACTTCCTGATCACATAACCCTAAGATCATTCGATCAGGAAGGAATCCCTTAATAGTGTAACCACTACTAAGGAATTTGTGTGTTTCCCAAAATTTGAGAAACGCACGTTCCCAAGGGTAAGTAGAACCCTTAGGAACACAGGAAATTGCCTTTTGAGTAATTTCATACAGGCGATAAGCCTTGAAACTCAAGGCTTTGCCTGTTTTGGGGCAGGAAATTACTGCCTGTCCCTGAGTAACATCAAATACATATGTCGTCATAATAAGATCTCCTCCTTCTGGGATATTTGCTATCCCAAAAACAACTTTTATTTTTTATTCACTATAATAATATACAATTAGAAAAGTCTAGTTTTACAAAAAATAAAAGAGGATGGGAATCACCCCATCCTCTTATTCTTAAATTAAACTTACCTCTTTAATAGACTTTATAAATTCTTTATAAGATACTTTCTTTTCATATATAATATCTTCATCATATTTACCTTCTCGTTTTACTACTCCTCCTTCATTAGTAATTGTTACAATATTATTTCTTTTCTTTACAATTGATAGATCACAATCTTTTATCTTATCATCAATATTACTGCTTCCAGAGATAGTATAAATCATGTCATATCTTTTTAAATCTAATCCATCCATATAAGTTAGTTCTATATCAAATTCTAATTTATCATTATTATCATATGAATTAGTAATATAATTTATAAGATTAGAGTTATTACCATTAATAAACCCATTCTCCATCGAATACCCATTTTCTATTAAATCTCTTATAGTTCTAGAATAATAGATCTTTAAATAATCTGTTACTATACATCTAATATACTTTTTATTTCTTGTCCCATGTATAGATATTATTTTATATCCAAAATTATCTTTACCTTCCAAGATATTTTTATCATTAAGGGATAATCTAGAAATTCTATTTATTAATTTTTTCTTTGTTATTCTTTCTTCAGGATAAAGCTCTCTATTATGCATTACACAATCTAAGGGAAGATTATTTGTTATCATAAATGAAAAAGTATCACCATTTCCTCCACTCATATAAATTTCGTATACAATTCCTTCATAAATTTCTTTTCCCTTTTTTCTTAATACGGGGATATTAATTACGCAAGTAGATTCATATCCTTCTTTTTCCATCTGGAATAAAAATTCTCCTACATTATTAAGAGACTCTGAACTATGCCAAATGGATCTAGTAGAACTACAATTATCACATAAATATTTTCTCAACAATTCTAAATTTCCAGATAATAATATTTCTCTAAAATTAACATTAGGGTCATTAAAATGGTCTATGAACTCTTTAGAGCTCATTAAAAGATCAATATGAATATTAAATTGATTATTTTTAAAAAATGTAAATAAAAACTTTATCTCCTTCATTGTAACACAGCCTCCTCATAAAATTAAGCATTCAAAATATCAAGTAATTCATCAATGAATTGCTTGTAACTAATTTTTTTATTGTTCATTAAGCATTTACTATATCCATGAACCCCCTTAGATTTGTTTTCTTTAAACACACTCATTGTGTATTCATAATTTTCAAAAGTGTTATTCATATTCACATTGGACAAAACAAACTGGATTATAACATTGGTATTGTTTATTCCATAATAATCAAGATTAAACTTAAATTTAAGATTTATATCATCCTCTCCACAATCTCTTTGAATAGTTTTTATAAAATCAATCAATTTTTCATCTTTGTAATTTAATATATTTATAATACTTTTGTGATCTATTATATCAGAAAGAGATACGGTTGTTTTGTATGAATTACAATCATACAATATTCCTGAAGGGATACTATGCATACAAATATCATAATCTAATCTAATAACCCCATTTTTTATCTCTAATCTATCACCCATTTCTTTATCTTTATTAAGATTAAAATTACATAACGTCCTATTCATATAAATAGAATTTGCTATAGGGTCAATTTTCCTAACTAATTCAAACCCTCTTTTATATGATGATATATTAAAATATGAAAGTTTATTTCCTTTATCATTTTTATCTTTAGTAATTATTATTATTACACCAGACTCTGTGTTTGAATATTTCTTTTTAATAATATAAGGTATGCAAACAGTGTAGAAGTACTCTTTATCATCAAGATCCATTAAAGAATAGAGTAATTTTCTTATATCAGCACCTTTTTCTTTTTCAACTCCTTTGATTTTATTCAGATAATTCATTATTTGTTCAGGTCTACTAGAAAATAGTTTTAAATAATCTTTTTTATTTTCCCTCAATATATTATAAAATATATCAGTAGGGATTCTATAATTAATACAATCATATTTGTCAAGGTTTTTCTTAATATAGAAACTAAAAAACACAAAATGTTTCATTCAATTTTCACATCCTTTCTTATTTTAATATTGAATCTTTCTTTAATCTTCTTAGAATACTATTATAAACTACTAATCTATCAAAATCTTTAAAAGACCCTATAGTAATATCTTCTGAACGGTACTCCTTAGCATAAATATCGTTGTAACGTTTTACAATAGAATATTCTAACTCAATATCTTTATCTGTAGCTAATGAATTCATGTTAGGAAGAACTATATCAAGGTCTCTTCTAATAAAAGCACAAATACTATTTTTATACTCATAAGAAAAAATGACACGTATATATTGTATATATTTAGAATACTTCTCATATAAATAAAAATTTTCTCTAAATCTTTTTAATTCCTTATCGTTTTCTTTAAGATTTAAAATATTATCTATTATTTTAGGATTTCTTACTATTTTTTCCGGATGAACTAAGTAAATACAATAATGGTACAGTTTACCATTAGAATTAATTAAATCTTCTTTAATATTATTTTCCTCTTCTTCACAAACTATATTCTTTGTATCCATAACAATATTTACAATAACACAGCATACAGGTTTGTAACTATATAAAATTTTACTAATAAGATATTCTAAAATCCAATCAAATATAAACATTTTCTAGTACCACCCTTCTCTTTCATCTTCAATTTGGTTTCTCATAATAGCTTTTGATATATCTCGTATATCACGATAAAATTCTTTATAACTGTCAAATTGCTTTTTAAAACTTCCAAACTCATACATCATACGCATAGTTACTTCTTCTAATCTAATACCAATATTTTCTTTATTCATCATGGTAATCCTATTTTCTTTATTATTAATAATCACGGTATAGTATACATGATTTTTATCTACATACCCATCTTCAATTATAAGCAATTTACTAAAATATTTAAATCCAAACTCAACAATGATCTCGTCAGAAAAGTTTAAAAGATCTTCAAAATCTTTATATTTTTTAATATTCTCTTTAAATCTTATTATCTCTTCATTCATATCTAATGATGTAGGATAGTTTAATATATTTGAAATAATATTCTCAGAGTTTATTATATAACCAGGATATTTTATATCTGTTGCAAAACTAAACATATCAACTGTATTATCAGTCCCTATTAAGTTTTTTAAATTTTTATACTTTTCATCATCTCTATCAACAGATATCAAGACAGAGAACCTGCATATAGGTCCTCTATTTCTATGACGTGAAAATAATTTATACCTACTAAATAGACGCTTTATAAAATCTAACATTTCTATCTTCCTTTCCTTTAAAACAATTATTTTTTAGCACTAAATATACTATATCTTCCTGAATCGTATAGTTTTACTTCTGTTATACTACTAACAACTCTATCTTCTTTATCAAATTTAGCATATTTCTTGGTTTTCTCCACATCGATAAAGTAATTAGTTCTGCTTAGATGATTTTTAAGAAATAATCTTTTAATATTTATTTTCGGTGTATCTTTAGTTAAACATTCTTCTTTAATTCTATAAATTTTGAATCTTATATATCTATCATTTTTATTATCATAAATAATTATATGACCATTGTTTATTCTATTTACTCTAATTATTAAGAAATCTTTAGGAGACATTCCTTCATAAGACCAATTCATCTTATCATAATACCATTTAATTAATTCATCATATATTTCTCCATTAATAGAGAAATGCCATTTAAAATCATCTTGATAATAAAAATATTTATTCTTTTCTTCATCATAACGACTTATTTTATATTTTTCAAGATCTACAAATTCTGTTGCCATATTAAACTACTTCCTCTCCAAATTAAAATCTAGGATATGGAATAAATCCATATCCTTTTAATCTTTTTTACTTTTTACACGACTAAGCCTAGGTTTAAGACAAGTGCAGTGTACAGTACCTGTCTTTTCATACATAAAAGGAATTTTCTCCTTTTTATCAAGATAAACTTCAAAGATAATATCCTCGATTTTTATAATATTATTATCAGGATATACTTCTTTAAGACTTTCTACAGCCTTTATATACTTCTTTAATTTATTGATACTGATAAAGTAAGGATCTTTTAATTTCTTACTACACCAAGATTTTGTAATTTGTTTAACGTATAATCCAGTTTCTGTTTCATCAGCTCTAAATATCCTAATTTTAAAATAGATATCTTGCTTTCTGTTATGGAATAAAATATATCCATTATTAGTTTTAGTAAATCTTATTATACTAAAATCATTTTTATTCATCCCCTCATAAGATCTATTGGTTGTATCATACCACCATTTTATAATTTCATCATAAATCTTTCCGCTGATAGCATAATAGCTGAAGTCCTGGCATTCAAAACCGATATATTCATCCTTTTCATCATCATAAGTATAATCCCACTTTTTAATTTCTATGATATATTCTCTATCATCATCATACTTAAAACTTTCTATTTTCTTATTACCATCTAAACAAATACTAACTGTAAGGATATTATCTTCCTTATTATAGTTTATTATTTTGATATCTTCTCTATTTAAATAAACATACTTAGAGTATGTCTCGTATAAGCTATCCATTAAAGCCATACCACTGAACCTATATTCCTTTGTATCATTACCACATATTTGGGAATAGTGGTATAGATCATAAGTCTTATTATAATAAAAATTATTGTTTTCCATATTTTCTCTCCTACTTTTTTAGCTATAATATTAGTCTATGCTATTCGGTTTTACAAGCAGCAATAAATGAAGGGTTATGTCTATAAAATTCAGTATAATAACTATAAGGGCCTTCTTCATCTTTAGCAAGCTGAACTTCAATTATTCCATCTGCAACTCCAAGAATTCCTTTAGGGCTTAATTTATTATCAGCCTCTTCTGTAAAAATTGTTAATTCTTTTATTTTTTCAGCATCGATATAATAAGGTTCCTTATAATCTTTTTTATATTTTATAGGAAACTCCTGTTTTAATATAAATCTTATTCGTATTTTAGATTCTTTATGTGATTTTTCAGTAGCCTTTAATAATTTGATTTTGATGTAAATGTCTAAAACATCATTATGGAAAATCATATAATCACCAGCAACTTTATGTATTCTGATTAGTCTAAAATCACTTTTATTCATTCCAGCATAAGCTAATTTTTTCCTTTCAAACCACCATTTTAACAAAGTATCATAGATATTTCCACCAACAGAAACATACATTCTAGTATAGCCCCATCCAACATATTCATCTCTTTCTTCATTATAATCATTATTCCAATTTAATAATAATTTTTTGGATGATTTATTTGGTAATCTATAAATAAAACTCTCTATTTTATAATCATCTCTAATCTTTATAGATACCACCACTTTGTTAGTTTTATTATCATAATCAATTATATCAACATTAGATTTGTTTAAAAATAAATAATCTTGATCTAAATTATACAATAAACTCATTATCAAATCACAATCAAATGTGTAAATAAGACTTTCAATACTATTATTTTCCTTTTTATATAATTTAGCATACCAAAATTTATTTGAATTCTTACAATATTTTGAAACAGATCCTTCATTTATAAGAGCATTGTTATTTTCCATTATTTTTCTCCTTTAAATAAAAAATGAAGTGGGGAATTTAATCCCCACTTCTTTAAAACACTATTAGTCGTTTAGATATCTATATCTAACGAATCCATTTTCTGACACAGTACGACTGCAGAACCAAGTTCTTTTATCTGCACTATGAGCAGATGTGTTTATTTCACATGCATAAGACGTATTTACTCTCTTAGAATTGTAAGTAAGATTTTCAAACTGCACATGAACACATCTTCCTTTACCAATTTCTTCTATCGTCTTTTCAATTACGGGTATCTTTATATATTCATCTGTTTTTAAATTATGAACAATGAATCTGCGATAGCAATAATCATCTACATCAATGATTTCAAAATCAGATTTATCATACCTTGCTCTTTCGCAATTAACTCCTATGTGTTCATAAAGTCTTACAATGATCTTTTCATAAAGATCTCCACCAACAATGCACTTTCTATCTGTATCCAGATTCGTGCAAACGTATGTATCATCTTTTCTTACATACATACCAAAGAAATTTTTATCTCTAGGTTTTCTTGAATTAGTAGATTCAATATTATCAAAAATTTCTTCTACTGTTTCTATCTTCTCTTTATCAACAGTTTCATTGTTGTTTTTTGTTTTATCACCATAAGCAACCTCTATCTTTCCAAGAAGATCATTCTTTACTCCTGTTTTGATCTTTTTATCATTATTATATTTATGATAAGTAGATCTATTATCAATATCAGGAGTATCAATAGGATTAGAGATATAATTACAAGGCAGCTGTCTATAGTACTCATTAAAAAGAGTTCTTTTTAAACCACCAATGTTTCTCTTATCATAATATAATATAGAATAAGGATGCTCTGCTTTTTCATCAGGAAAACTGATCATTTCAACATGATTTACATCCAGATTCATAGAAACAAACGCCCAACTTATAGGAACATTATATTCCTTTTGAAGAGTTCTATTTTGAACAACTATATCCCCTTCACAAATAGTTCCTAAATTAATAAAATTAAATCCTATAACAATGAAGTCATCAAAGAATCCATAGACTTTATTCCGTTGCATGAATTCTTTATAACTTTTAAGACTAGCAATCTCTTCAAGCTCTTTCATAGGAAGACTATCAAGAATGCTTCTTGCAAAATAACTTAAATAATTAGGATCAATACAAATAGCCTCCATCTTTCTCTTATCGACAATAAATTCCTTTCCATTGTCCTTTCTAAACCTAAAAAACCCTTTCTTACAATACAACTTGTTACTCATAACTACTAATCTCCTTCCCAAAAACAAAGTTATCCAAGTTCAATTGAACTTTTCATATTTATAATATATAATTATTTACTATTTTTTTAACTCTTACATAATACAATATATAGGAGGCCGAGTGTCTATGTTTGAGATTATACCGTTAGTACCTTATATGCTCTACGTAAATGAAAATAGGAAAAATTTTAAAAAAATAATACCCTATCTAAATATGAATGGAGGATCTATGTTTAAACCTGGGGTAAAAGAAAGTTTAATCCCTAAAAGATCCACAACCAATTCTGTTGGATATGACTTCTTTTCTCCTGTAAAGATAACTCTTAAAAAAGACAAGATGTATCAAATTCCTACTTTTATATGCTGCAATCTAACCAATTTCAAAGGACCTAATAATGTAGTAACTGATCCTTATAAATTCTTAGCCATGTATCCTAGATCATCATATGGTTTTAAGTATGGAATGCGACTGAACAATACAGTAGGGGTTATTGATTCAGATTATTATGCAAATAATGATAATTATGGTCATATAATCTTATCAGTATCTGTTGAAAAAGAATTAGAAATAGAAATAGGTGATAAGATTGCACAAGGGGTTATTCAACAGGCATTTATATTTAACGATGAAATACACACTGATAGCACTCGCAATGGCGGTATTGGATCTACTGGAAAATAAAAAAGAAAACCACCCAGAGGAATAATTCCTCTGGGTATCATTTTAGTATAACTTGGTTTCAAATACTTTAGAAGTTCCACATTCAAGAAGAGTTTCTTCTTGTTCTTCATAATCTCCATATTGAATACAATACTTACCAGAGAAATCAGTATTCTTAAGAGTGATAGTTACTTTGATATTCAAGGTTCCACCAATAGGTACATTTAAAATTACCTGAGCATTGAATTCTTTGGTCTTAATATCATATCCGATATAATGACCAATAGTTCTCATAGGGACATCTTTCATATTATTATCCATTACAACATCTACAGTTCCTTGTTTGTATTGAATAACGTTCTTATAGTTTACTCCATCTTCTTTATTTTCTGTAATGGGAAGATAAACATCACCATCTTCTCCACTTTCTACATATATTCTAATTTCTTTATTTCCAACAGTGATCACACCATCTTTTGTATTAAAGAATATCTTAGACCCATTACCGATAAGACCAAATTCTTCAATAGAATCCTTTTTGGATTCTATTTCTTTATCATAACTATATCCATTTTTTTCATCATCATATTCATAAACAATACTACCATCTTCTCTTTTAGCATACCAAATAAAAAGTTGGTTAGAGATAGGGGACATATTATTTTCAATATAACTGGGCATAATCTAATTCCTCCTGTATCTTATAAAAAATATAAGGGGGAGAGTGTCCCCCTTTTTCTTATACTTTTTTCCTCTTTCCTTTAATTATTATAATTATTTTTATACCAATCTTCTTTTCTATAAAACTCAACTACTATCTTTCTTTGAGGTTCTTGTACATGAGTTAATGATCTTATAAGCCGTTTAGGTTTTTCAGTAGAAATAGTATCAGGAATATAGCTTAAAAACTTATTCACAGTTTTGTCTTTAAGGGCGTGTATTCTTTCCTCTGTATCATAAAATACCTCTTCAGAGAGGATATTCTTAACCGCACATATCAATTCCTTTGCGTCTTCTTTTACTCCCATTTCAATTCCTCCAAATGGCTCATATGCCCTAAATTTAAACTACATAAAGTAATGAGTTAGTTTGCTAGTCGGTAAGTAATCTAATTCATTACAACTTTATTTCACTTTACTCTTCCTTTCTCTTTCTGTTTCATTGTACACATTTTTCATTGAGTGTGACCCTCCTAAACGAAATAATAGATATTAAACGTGGTTTGTGTCAATTCCCTCCCCTAGAGCTCCGTGAGGCTCTAGGGGCCTTCCTGTGTTTTTATCTCTTTTTACTTTTTAAAAGATATTCATAATATACACATCCACCTAAAACCAATGCTACAAGATGTATAATTCTATTAGGGGATTTAAAGTCTTTAGTAAATTCATCATTTAAAAATACACCTAATTTAGGCTCTAATGCGTTATTTAGTATTTTTCTTATATCTTTAAAATTCTTATCCTTAACTTCTAATAACTCATCTCTATATCCTTTAGACTTATCATCCAAATCAAAGATATTTAAGAATTGTTTTACAGATATATTAAATCCTGCTGCTCCAGCATGACCTCCTCCATTAAAATACTTATTGGTAATATAGGACATAGGAACATTTGCCTTTAAATATTCATCATCTGTATAAATACTAGCTATCAAAATCCCATCAAGATTATTAAGATTTACCTTATCCTTATTGATATGAATAATCATATTTACTACATTCTTTTCTTCTCCCTTTTGGATATCAAATCTTGTTGAATTACCTCTTCCATAGATTACTTTAAATTTTAGATCTAAGATGCTAAACTCTTCAGTATAATCTACAGTATTAAGTACATTCAACTTCTCCATATAAATTGTATATAATCTTTTACCATATTCCAAATACTTATCAAGTACTTTTTCTTTATCATCATCTGTAAGCAATTCAGTAAAAATATCAGATGTATCCTGCATCATTCCAGAATCTGAATAGAGCTGTTGTAGATATAATGATTTAGTATACTCTTCAGGATACTTTTTATCTTTTTTAGTGTCATAGATACTAATCAACCCAGATACTTGAGAAGAATCTTTAAGGTTATCTCGAGAGATAGCTATTCTTGCATCATGTTCAAATTCTTCAGCTAATTTTATAAACGAAGAATAAAGTAAAGCATGTGTATACCAACATGCAGAGTTTTCAGAATAAATAAAATAAGTAAACTTTCCTTTATGCTTAGCTGCTAAAGAAATAGATCTTTGATAAAGAGATGTTTCATGATGATCAATCCAAACTACCTTATCATAAGCATTAAGCAACTTTTCAAAATCTTCATTTTTTAAAGTTATATCTAAGACAAATACGATTCTTCTTCCTTTAAAGTTTTCATTTCTTTTGGATATGAAATTATCGATTATCGAAGCTCCTACATAGTTTATTGCTACTGATCTAGACACTATATTTCTATGCTGTCTAAAGGAATTCAATATCAAAGCTGCAGAAGCATCTCCATCTAAATCACTATGATGGAGTATATCAATATTTAATGTATCTCCACTTAGATCTTCTTTAGTTAATATTTCAAGATCTTCTTTATCAGCATAATGAATTATTGCTTTTGATCCTTTGTTGTCGCTATTTCTTATCTTTAATTCCTTTTCCCCTTCAATTGTAAACATTCTTTCATCAGTATTATACTGATTTTGAATATCTCGAACCATTTTCAACATACAATCAGAATTTCCAATTCCTTTTCCAAATTTGCTGCTCATCTTTTCCATTGTTTTAATCTCCTTTTGAAATAAAAATAAGATACCCAGTAGGATATATTCCTACTGGGTAATTAAACATTAGTTAGAATTCATATTGTGAAATATCGACATTTTCAATCAGTTTAAACTTATCATCATTGACTCTTCTGATCTCTTCGATTTCATTACTAATATCCTGAGTTGTATATCTAAGAAGCTTTCTATTTTCAGGACTCAATGTAGATTCACCAATTTCAAGATCATTAAGAGAACCTAACCCTTTTGCACGTTCAATGTTCTTAGGTTCGGAATTTCTAAAAGTACTAATAATTTGATATAATCCAATCTTCTTACCATTCAACAAATATCTCTTTTCAGATTTGTCTAAGTAAGGAAGTAAAGGAGTACAAGCATTCAACAATTGATCATTGAATATAATAGTGTGTTCTCTATCTCCATGTATACCATTTACCAACCCATTGATAAGAATAGAGTTATTTTTCTTTTCACACTTAAGATACTTATATTTCTTAGAGATTGTATCTTTGAACTTATTAAAGTTCTTATATGCTTCATTTCTAAGAAGAAGTAAATCTTCTAATAAGATAGGATCGATCATATAATTACTAGAGATTCTATCCATATAGAAATCATAATTGTTGTTATTGATAATCAAAGAAGAGATTTCATGCTTAGAAAATTCTTTCTTTGAAGGAAGATGAGCAATCTTATTTTCTTTACAGAACTCATCTCTTACAAATTTTGTGAAATCATCTTTATCAATAAAATATCTCCATTTTTTAGTACCTTTATTTACATGATACAACGGAGATAATACTGCATATACTCTACCTTCTTCAATAAGAGGTCTGCAATATACTAATAAGAATTTAAGTACTAAAGATCTGATATGGAATCCATCATAGTCGGCATCTGATAGGATAATGATCTTATCATACTTACATTTAGAAATATCAAAGTTTTTACCATATCCACAATTAAGGATAGATAATATAGCTTGAACTTCTTCATTCTTTAAAAAGGCTTCTCTTGATTTAGAGAATGCATTAGACATCTTACCTCTAATAGGGAAGATAGCTTGATATTTAGTATCTCTTGAAGTTTGACAAGGAGAAGCAGCTGATAACCCTTCTACTATAAACAATTCAAGATGATCCTTATTTTCTGCTTTGATAAATCCTTCAGGAATACCTGTAATAGTATCGCCTTTATACTTCTTAATTACATTCGTCTTTTCTTTTTCTGCTTTGGTTCTAGCAGTTGCTACATCTTTAAAGAAGTTACAAATCTTTTGAAGATCTTCAGGATTCTTTTTAGACCAATCTTGTAATGCTTTAAGAGTTACATCTTTTACAAACGGTTCAAGATCTCCATTTTTACATACGTTCTTAGCTTGCCCATCAAACATTACATTCATATGTGCAGATGCTACTGCTCCTACTAATCCTGTAAGGATATCAGAGTTTGTAGCTTCTATCTTCCTTTTGCTATTGGCTAAGAAGATCTTATTCATATACGTCTTAAAGAAATCTGTTACTCCTCTAAAGAATCCTCTTGAGGGGGTAGATAACTGAGTATTTACAGGAGACATATTTGCATATGTAGTTACATCAGCTCCTGCATTTACATTTGCTACATAAGTAAGAGCTGCATCCACTTTCATCTTACCATTATCAAAACCAAATATAATAGGTTTGATCAACGGTTTATCTGTCTTTCTAATAAGATAAGTAAGAACTCCATCTTCATTGATAAGAGTATCTTTAAATTCCGTTCCATCTAACTTATGGCAAAGATAGTTTATCTTAGCACCAGGTTTAAACAAAGGTACCAGATTAGATACTAATCTATATACGTCTTCATTAGTGATCGTAATCTCTTTTAAGATATCAAAATCAGGTTCAAAATCAACTACAGTTCCTTGAGCTCCAGTTCTATCAGGCAACCTCTCGGGAACATAGACAATATCCCCAGTTTTCTTATCTTTAACACCATATTTTGCTAAAGGTTTACCTTCAGAAAACTCTATTTTATATCCTATTCCAAGACGATATGCGGTAACTGTAAATCTAGAAGATACAGCATTAACACATTTAGAACCAACACCATGAAGACCAGAAGGATACTCTCCTTCTTTCTTATCAAAGTTTGTTGATGTATGCTCTCTTGTAAATACACGAACCATATCTCCAGGATCAATTCCTCGACCATTATCCATTACAATGGTTCTAAAACTTCCTTCAAAAAATTCAATCCATACTTCGTCACAGGGAGATACTTTTCTATTTAATTCATCTGTTGCATTCTGAAAGATTTCTCGAATGCAATTTATCATACCTTCATTACCAATAGAAGATAAATATTGACCAGGATTTTTTCGTACCGAATCGACGAATAATTTAATGGTCTTTATATTATCCCCACCATAGTTCCTAATTTGCTTTTCTTGCTCTTTAGTTAGTGCGTGATTTAACTTAGGAGGCTTCATTTAAAAACATATCCCCTTTCAAAAATTATACTAATACATAGTTATTTTTATTGTAGTTTCATATTTATAATATATAAACTCAAAGGGATTTAAAAAAAATAATAGAGAAGGGAATTAACCCTTCTCTATTATCCTATTACATTATTTCATTGCATCAAGATCGACACCAAGTTTTTCTTTGATAACTGCTTTAAGTTTTGCATTTTCTTCTTGTAATGCTTTGATTTGATCTTTGGCTTCTTTAAGATCTACTACCAAAGAAGCTTTGTTTTGTTTGTTAAATATTTCTCCCTTGGAACCAATCTTATAGCTTGCACCAATATTATAAGCATTGTTTCCATTACCGAACCCTACACCAAAGGATACCATTACATCTTCATTAGGACGATAGAATCCACCAAGAGCTACAGCATTTGCATTCTGATAATGACCATAGCTTGCAGCAATATCAAACTTGTGTTCAGGGTTGTAATCAAGAGGATGCAAACCAGCAATAGCAATTGCACTAGCAATACCACGATTTGTATCTTTAGAAAGCTTTGTGATTCTTCCATCAAAACCATTATTGATATTTGTGATATTTTGATTTACTGCTTTAAGCTGTGCAACGTTTACCGCATCTGTATCTTTTGTACCAGCAGCCAATCCAGTAATTTGACGAGTATGACCATCTGTACCAATAGATACATTACCATGAACTGCATTCCAAGTAGAATCATTGGTGTTATGAGTAGCACCACTTAAATCCAAACCTGTATAAGTTCCATTTTCAGAACCATTTCTGGATGCATCTGAATAAGAACCGATAGCAACGCCATCTACGTTTGTAACAGCATTGCTACCGATAGCAATGCCTTCTTCTCCATTAGCTACAGATCCATTACCAATAGCAATGCTATCTTTCTTATAAGCTACCCCACCATTTACTGCAAATGAATTTTCTCCCATTGCACTAGACGATGTACCAACTGCAACAGCATTGTCTGCAGTCGCTTTAGAAGTTGTACCGAGTACAATACCGTTAGAGCCAGCAATAGAACTACCATAACCAAAGATAATATTATTCTTTGTATTAAATTCTGTAGCATTGTTGTCACCCATCATGATGCTATTATCACTAAATTGATTGTTGCTAGAACCCCAAGCAAAGGAATTAGTACCATTGTTTAATGTTTGGAAACCACCAGCAACAGAGTTCTTACCAGTTACTGTATTTGTATTACCAAATGCAAAGGAATATCTACCAGATGCTAAGTTCTTATTACCCATAGCAATGGCAGATTTAGCATCAGCAGTATTATTTGTACCCATCGTTACAGAGTTTTCTCCATTAGAAAGGTTCTGTTCACCACCGATTGCTAAAGAGTTAGCACCATATGCTTTACTTGTATTACCAAAAGCTATAGAGTTTTCTCCTTTTGCATAGTTATCAATACCACCAGCAATGGAGTTCTTACCTTCAGCAATAGATTGATAACCAAAAGCTACAGAAGAAGACCCACTAGCTGTTGTAGATCTACCAGTTGCAATAGAATAATCTCCAGATGCTTTATTGTTCATACCAAGAGAACTTGCTGCATATCCTGTAGTTGTATTACCAACACCTACTACAAGATTACTTTCTCCACTGGTTCTATTGTACAAACCAGCAACAAGGGAGTTATTAGAATCTTGATCAACGGTATTTTGAGCACCAGCCACAAGTGCAGATTTACCATGGCTTACGTTGGTATCACCGAATACAGCACCATTCATTGCGTCTACTGTATTATTATTACCACCAACTACTGTTCTAAGACCAGAATTATTATTTCCTTCACCAGAAGTGATAGAGTTATCAGAAGTTGCAGTGTTTCCAATACCATTCATGATAACGTTCTTACCGTCTACTGTTTGGTTATCACCAACCAATAAAACAGATTGGGTGTTAGGACGGATAGTATTATTATATGCTTTTCCAACAAAAACACCAAGATGATTAGTTACAACAGAAGGAGCTGCCGATGCTACTGCTGTTGTTGTGGATAATAAAATTGCTGCTACTAAAGATTTCTTATTCATTTTCATTTAAAATCATCACCTTTTCTATATATTTTGTGTTGCTTTGATTCTATTTTACTTCTTGAAACTAAGTCTACCAATCCTTATACTAAAGAATTGGTAGACTTAACAATCTTATTTACTTCATTTTCTGCGAAATCAGCAATATCTTGAATTCTAGAATCGAATTCTTCTTTGGTCATTCCAAATTTTGCCATATCAGACAAAATAGAATTATACTTGCATTTCAAATAAATAGCATGAGAGACTACACCGCTCTCAAATTCCCAATCAATAGATTTGGCAACTACATTCAGTGCATTCAAGACGTATGTATCTTCAAAAGACAAGATATCAATGTCTTTATTGCTAACTGTTTCTTCTTTCTTTGCTTCTTCATTCTTATTAACTACTTCTTTTACGTATGCTTCAACAGCAGATTGCTGCTTTTCTTGATTTTCTTTCTTAATTTCATTGAAATTACGTTTATCCTGTTGTGCCATTTAGTACAGCTCCAATCTTTTTATTATTTTACTGCTACTGCATGTTTTCTAAAGATAGGACCAATTACCCCATCTCTAGAAATAATCTTATTTTCAATAAGTTCTTCTACAAAATATGCAATCTTTGCATAAGGAAGAATAATCGAAACTAACTCAAATTCAATATTTTTACTATACTTATTATGATCTAAACCTACAAAATCATAAACAAACTCATCAATTACATTTCTTTCAATCTTAATCTTTTCTTGTTCTTCTACTCTATTTTCCTTATAGGAAATATACATAATCTTGTCATCATATACTCTAATATATGATACTACATTCTTAGAGAACCCACTATCATTATTGATCGGGAACTCAATAAAATTTCCATACTTCTTAATCAAGAAGCAGGGAATATCAAAAATATTCTTTACTACTTCTCTGAACTTATCATTTTTGATCAATAAGTTCGTATCGACTGCAATCTTTCCATTGCTGGTAAACCCAATGTTTACCTTCTCTACTACTTCCTTTTGTGTTGATTTCTTGTTTCCAAACATAATCTTTTCTCCTCCTCTAATAAAAAATAAAGTGTATTTGATAGAATATACTATCATATCTATTGTATATAATTATATTACTTTTTTTAGGAGAAGAAAAAAAATAATAGTAGTGGAAAAGACCACTACTATTATTAGGCAGAGTTTACTAAAATTAAAATAGTGAAATAGGGTATTCTAATATATAAACAATGATAGCAACCCTAAGTGCATTAGCTGCAAGATAGTTTATTTAAGAATAGAAAAGTTTTGTTAATAACGAAATCAAAATTTTTTAATCTTATGCACAAAGGATTACTATCATCATCTATTTTAAATCAAATTAACCTAACTTATTTTTCTTCTGTTTCAGGAACAGCAATGTTAGGGTTAATGCTATATGTAGATTCTGCAGGCTGCTGCATTGCATCTACATTAGGATTGGGAACCTGAGGTTGTTCTACAGTCCCAATCGGATTTGCTGCAGGGTTCGGAACCTGTTGAGTCGTGGGAGCACCATTAAACGGAGCTTGGACACCATTGGGTACACCCATTCCGTAACCATATCCATAACCATATGCAGGTTGCTGAGGCTGCTGGGGAGCTTGCACACCAAATGCAGGATTACCAGTAGCTTGATTGAAGTAACCACCAAACATACCAGGAGTGGACAAGATGTTATTAAGCATGCTAAATGCATTTGTATTAGCATCATTACGGATAATATTATTATCAGTAATCTTATTAAATGCACCTCTAGCAATATCCCATAACATACCAACTTTATGGAAATATGCGATCATCATATAGATATTACGCATATCTTTTGTCGGATTAGGAAGATATGTCTTAATAGACTGGAATAAGTCTTCCATGTTCAATGCAATATTATCAATCGTTTCTTTGTTGGTATTGAGATCGATAAGATTGAACGTTGCATTACAAATCGGACAATGGAAACGACCATCACCTAATTTTTCAACGCAGATGTTACCTTTTTCATCTTTGTGAGTGCACAAAGAACGAAGATATTCATCTTCTGTCAGTTTGACATTAAAAGCCTGAGGGCTCTTACGAATCTTTCCGATTTCTTCCGGAGTCAATAACTGAGTCATTGTCGGTTGAGTCGGAGTTGCGTTTCCATAGGTTGTACCATTAAAGGTTCCACCATACGGAGTTCCAAAATTGTTGTTCATTGTGTTTCCTCCTTTTAGGCCTAAAAGAAATGTTTGATACTAAAATAGATATACCCCTTTCGAGGTATATCTACATGCATCATTATTATAGTTTATAATCGTAAAAATGTTTAAACACATTACGATGGCAACTAAATATGATTATAAATTAGTTCATATGATAATATTTTATTAATATGAAACCGGATGAACTGTCTTATTGTATTCTTCTTCTTCCGTAAAGTTACGCTTACCATCAGCACTGTTCTTATGAGCTTGATTAGAGTAAGCATACATTCTCTTACGTTGAATAGAAGTATTCATATTAGCTCTATCAAAGATTTGAGCAAAATTATAATCAATCTGATCTTGAGTCATATTAAGAGCTTGAGCTACTTCCATAAATGCTTCTTTACTAATTTCACAACGGATATTCTGAATTTCTCCATAGTCTACACAAATCATAACCCCAGGAACCATTACTTCAGATCCAAAGGACATACCGGAGCTAGGAGAGTTAATAATAGAGCTAGCAGAAATATTTGTAAAATATACAAAATATCCATCTGCATCATTCCAAATTACATTCCCTTTATGATAATCAAGCACATTCAAACTATTATCGCATACTACATGAGTAGGAAATGTAATCTGATCGATACTTCCATCTGCATGGCGTACAGTTTGTTTTGCCTTTTCACACAGAGTTCTAAGTTTTACAACATCAGCTGTTTCCATTTATATACCTCACTTTTATAAAAAAGATTTAAGTTCTAAATTACTCAAATGTAATCTAGATGATATCTTATAGTGAGGTTTCTTTATTTTTAAGAAATTCTACTATATCAAAAAAAATATCTTTAAAGCGTTCATGTACATTTAAGCATGTTATTACAGTACCATCCATAGCAACGATTATAAATGCATTCCTATATAGATAGACTGAATTGTATTGACATTTATTTTTAGTATTTTTAACTATACTATACATATACGACGAGAATTGTTTATATCTTGGTATTCTAGGAATATCTGCAAGGAGAATACCTTTGGTGGTAGCAGAGTTGATAAACTCCTTGCATTTATATTTATTTTTTATTCCTAGACGTTTCTTAATTCTATTGATAGAATGAATAGAAAGTTTTGCTTTTACTTTATGGCTCTTTCCAAAGCCATATTTCTTATAACTCATTTAGTTGAATACAGCTCTATACTTTCTATAAGAGTTATTACCAAAGGTAATACCTACTCCTCGTATATGATTAAAATCTCCTGTACTCATAAAATTAATAATACTATTGTACATAATAGAGTACATATTAAACTTTACGTTCACATCATTGAACGTTTCTATGACTAAACTATTATTCATAACCTCAGTATACAGCTTAGTATCTGCTATTTTAATAGCAGTAAGAATTACATTTAGCTTACCCAATTCAAACCCTAAGTTATCTATAGCCAACTCAAGGATCTTTTTATCTCCTCTAAGGGCTTCTTCAAACTTAGGATCTGATACATTACCTCTAGCTATATCTCTATATAAAAATTTGAGATTTCTATTGATAATATCAGGAGTTATAATCTCATTTCTAGAATTATACATCTTTTCCAGAAAGAAACTTTTATCTGAACGTTTATTTCCTTTAAAGTTCTTTATTTCTCTCAATTGTATCACCGCCTTTCATAATAGTATATAGTAAAATTTCTCTTGTACTATTTAGTCGGGGAATTTATTTCTTTAAAATAAATAAGATCAAGATCTTTTTCTTCAAAGAACTTATTTTCATCGTCTGCATTATTGTTCAATGTATCTAATACGTGATCAGTAATGGTATCTAAGATATCTTGTTCATCGTGATAATATCTTTCTACCATGACTCTCATGAAAGAATATAAAGAAACTTCTTTACCAAGAGTGATACCACCAGTAAGAACATAGCTATTTAAGCAGTCATAACTTAAGCAAGCACTCTTAAGATATTCAAACGTTGTTTTTCTACCTCTAAGTGCTAACCATTCCCCTTCCATGGTTCCTTCCCCAATAAGAGCAAACAATAACAGATACGGTTTATTATCAATTTCAACCGCTTCTTTTGTTGCAGGGTCAAACAAATCAACTACATTTTTTACTTCCTTAAAAATTGCCATTTTCTAATTCCTCCCTATATGGTTAAATTAAATACTTTCATAGTAATAGTATATATTTAAATGACAGATTTACCATCTATAGAGACGACAGATTTTAGTATAGGCATATATAGTTTTTGAACTGGTAAAACATATATACAAGAATTTCTAAATCTGGTGATCCCTGTATAATTTAAATTCCTTTGAATATCTTTGTGTAGATATTCTTCTACATAAATCCCTGTAAAATACTGTGATCCTTGAGAGATATGGGTAGTTATAGCATATCCAAATTCAAATTTCTGTAATCTACTAAAATTACCAAGCATAGACTTCATTCTTTTTCTAGTTTGATAATCTGAAATAAAGTATCTAAAATCACAGTTTAATTTTTCAAACATGATGTTTGGAAATAGATCAGGAACAAAATCCATCTTAAAACTCTTTTGAGCATACCCCGTAATAGAAGGATAATTCATAACTGTACCGGCTAATCCATTGGCTAAGTTTATCCCATCTACATCTATATTCCAATCATTTTGTCTACAGATTACTTTCTCCCCTACAATAGGAAGAGGACTATCTACTCCTATTATATTCTCTCTAATATAATTATTAAACCTATCCCTACTCTTATTAGTTCCACAAATGATATTCTTATAAGACTTTATCATTTCATCATTTAGTGTACTCTTATCTATTACTGTTACATCCCCATAGTTTCCTATTTGAGGTCTGATACCTTTTATAAGCATATTAGAAATTTCTACAATAGCAGAGTACTTGGCTTGTCTCATTATTTTTGTAAGACGAAATACTTTCCCTGAATATAAGAAGCCAGGTTTATCAACAACAGGGGGAAGCTGATTTAGATCTCCACATGCTAATATTTTAATACCATTAGATTCCATCTCTTTCCTCATACTAAGAGGAACCGTAGATGCTTCATCTATACAGATAAGTTTAAATTGTTTTGTATCTAAAGGAGAAAATACAAATTTCTTTTCTACTATTTCCTTATCTAATACACTATTCTTAGTCTTCTTAATCTCTAATTTATATAACCAAGAATGAATAGTAGATGCATTGTAAAACCCATTTAACCTCATTACAATAGCAGCAGATCCAACATAAGCCATAGGAGCCACTTGGTCTGCTCTTAAACCTAATTTATCGATAATACAATGCATTACGGTAGATTTACCAGCACCAGCAGGAGCACTATATTGGAATATTAATTCAGAACTGTGTTTATACCAATGAACGGCAGACTTGATTAACTCTTGTTGTTCATCAGTTAATTCTATATTTGTATTCATAATTATTCCTCTAAATTGGTAAAATATTCTTTTTCATATTCATCATAAGGTGCTAATATTTCCCTTACAGAATTATTCATCATAGATTCTAATCTCATAAAAGCGTCTAAGTATTTAGTAGAATCTTTATAATGCATATCTGTCTTTATCTTAGCCCCGTTGCTATATAAGAGGGTCATATATCCATAAGTATTTAATTTAACAGCTGTATTTTCTTTAGCTGCTAAGATCTGAGCAGATACAACTTCAGGATGGAAGTTTTCCATATATTGTTTAAGAAGCTCTTCCATAATAATAGGATTATTGTAAGGATCAAAAATCATATCTTTCTTATGAAGAATACCTCTATTAGTATGACGCAAGTATTTATTTCTAACTACAATATATTCAGGATTGAACGGATCATCTTCAGCATCTACAATATAGCCTTCATCATCTTCTTCCAACCCTGTAATTTTTAATACATCATTTATAAATCTTTCTGATAGTTCAGGATTTGTACAAGTTACTGCTTTAAAATCCGTTAAGGAAGTAATATCTCCTAATGTTTTAGGTTTTCTTTTTGCCATGATAAAATCTCTCCTTCTTGGACAATTTATTAATAATTATATTCAAAGGTGGATATTATGAGTACACATAATGTGAATTCAAATACAGAAATTGCTATACTTATGGATGATTATGTAAATAAATTTCATCCAGGTGAACAATTATTCAAATTACAATTAACAGGTGCTATGCAAGCAAATAATAGAGCAGTGTATAGAAATACTCCTTCTATACCTAATCTTATGAATAAAGAAACAGAAAATATTCAATTTGGTGAAGTTCAAAGAACGGCTGTAGTAAAACTAGCACTTCCTAGGGAAGTAACTAGAGATTATCCCAAAAAATATATACCTGTTGGAACTAGATTTATTGTAACTTTTATTAGTGGAGACATAACAAAACCACAAATAATTGGTATTGAATTATAGGAGGTGAACCTACTTGGCTATTTATTATAATAATGCAGCGATGACTACCACTGAGTCACATACCATACAAGAATTTATTAATATTGGAAATTCTATAAGCGATAATGCTAGCTATCCTTCTATTTCTTATATAGAAACTAGAGATGGATATGAAATGATCATCAAAAATATATTAGATGATTATATGGAAGAAATAATGGAAGAAGCATTAGAAATTGAATTCTCTCCTAAAGATATAGAAACTTATAAGTTCAATCCTAAGATGCTTTCTTATAAAATATATGGCACTACTAAATTATATTACGTTATTCTTAAAATGAATAACCTTTGCAATGTTCATGAATTTACTATTAGTAAAGGAAAGTTATTATTACTTCCTAAAAAAGCATTATCTCATATCTTATCTATTATTTATAGTAGGGAATCCGTAGCTATAAGCACTTATAATAATAATCACTCGAGAGATAAAATTATTAAACCTATTGAAAAGTTTATTACTAAATCATATACTCCTAGATCTATCATAGACTCTACAAATTAAAATTAGAATTCGTAGTATGGGATTTCTCCCATACTACATTTTATTCTTTTGTTATAGGAGTTATAAAAATTACTTCTTTAACTTTCTTCTTATTAAAGAATGAATCACCATCATCAAAATCAATCATGGGTTTCATTTCTATTTCTTTAGTATCCTCCATTTTTGTTTTCTCTATCCTATTTTCTATAGGAGGAGTTATATAATTTTTAGTTATATCTTTCTTTATAGAAACCTTATTAGGAACATTATTATCTACAGCACCTACAGATACAGCATAATTTAATGCTTCTAATCTCTTTGCAGGATTATTCATAGATATATGCTCTGTGGTTCCAAATTTAGATGTAACCTCTTCTATATCTGTACAAATTAAAGATTCCTTATAAGCAGGTTTTATTTCATAAATATCTTCAACTAATGCTACAGATTTTGGATAGAAAGGTTGGAATAACGAATCTAATTTAAAATTAGAAGGAAGTTTGTATCTATGTTTTGTCATCTTAATACCAAGATATTTATTTCCTTCTCTATCGAATTCAGGAACAATAATAAAAGTAGCATCCAGGTTTGTATCTATTCTAATAGATTCCCCTATATTAGATCTACCAAGCTTCTTAATAGAATCTAATTTATTCGCATTTCTTCCTTCATCGATAATTTTCATAGCTTCTCTATTTAACTGAGAGGCTGTTATTACAGGAATCTTTTTAGTCATTGCAAATGTTTTAAAATCATTTACAACAGTACCCAAATCCTGATATACATCTTTCGTTACTATACTAGGTTTAATACGCATCATATAATCTTGTAAGAATGCTATAGTTTCAAATCCCTCATCTTCAAGATCTTCTACAATCTTATACATATACCCAGTATCTACAGAATTTACAGGTTTATATTTTATAAACAATTCTATAGAACTCTTATTATCAGGATCAAATTCAAAACAATGTTCTTTGAATTGTTGGATTGCATCTTCAGGAGTTGCACAAGAATCTAAAGATTTTCCTTTAGTCATAATATGGAAAAGAGATGATACTGTTTCTACAACAAGGTTTTCCATAGTTAATAATACAATACAAGGTTTCTTAGACTTATCTTGTACCATAAAATCTTTATTATATTTCCATAACTGATACATTATATTTTCCAGTGTTGTTGTTTTACCAGACCCAGATGCACCAAAGAATGAATAAACTCTTTCTTTTTGAAATCCTCCACCAAGCATAGAGTTTAATCCCTGCATTCCAGTAACAAGTTTATATGAAGGACTTGTCACATATTTATGAATATCAGGAATAGTTTGTTCCATTTCTGATAATCTAAACAATGTATCTGCTGAATCTTTGTTTATCTCATTTCTTCTTATTTCAGCTTGTAAGTTATTTAAACTTTCTTTAAGAGATCCAAAGGTTGTATTCTTCCCTCTGAAATCGGCTGCTAAATAATCTTGTAATACTTCATCCAATTCCTTTGCTTTTACTTCCATAAGAATATTATTTAGCATCATAGAAACTGTTTGTTCTATATTATATACTTCATCATTAGACATTTCTGTTGTAATGGAATCATCATTTTTCAAAGTTGATATATCCATTATCATATCTATATTTGCAAGAATCATATCTCTATTTCTCAATCCCTGCATTCTATTTTTTAAGATTTCTTTTAAAAAGTTAAACTTTATGATCATATTTTGATTATTATCAAAATCATCATTTGTAAAAGAAGACATGAGTCTATTTAAAGACGTTATAGCATGTGTATGAATATGATCATTTGTAGATAATGCATATCTACAAAACATATTAAGCATGGGCTCCTGTAAACCCACGGAATTTATCTTAGTTTGTCTTCTATTAGATTTGTAAGATACTCTCCTATTAGAATAATCAGACATTGTAGACTCCCCATATATAATATTGTATTTATATGTTTCTGTCCTAGAGATTTTCAATATAAGACATGAAATTTATAAACTTATCTACAGTCCAGAAATCATTTCCTTCTTCTTGATTTATATACTGAATTAATTTCTGTTCAGGAGAAAGATTTTTATCAAAAAGATAATTATACTTCATATAATCTTTATTGATAGTATTTAGTTCTTGTTTGATTCGTTGTTGTTCAAAGTCTGTTTCTATCTTTACATTATTTTTATTTCGATAGAAATTCTTGAGAAGTTCTACTGTTCTAGGATTGTTTTTAGTGATTATGATTCTAAGATAATCAATTCCTTCACTAGATAACTTTCTCAAATAATCGATAATAGTTTTAGGATCTTGATCTATCATATAATCAAGATTGATCGTATCATATCTAAATGAAGTTATTGGTTCGAAGTGTAGTAAGTATTTTCTTTCTTTTATATTATGAATAAGAATAAAAAAACCTTTTTCTTCCTCTTCACCAAATTTATATCTAAGAGGAGATCCACTATAATGGAAATCCTCTTTAAATGTACCTCTTATATGAACGTGACCAGATATAATAGGACCTTTACAATTACCGAAATCTTCTATATCAAATACAGGTTCTCTATTTGAATTAAGATCTCTTTTATCTTTTCCATAAATAGATCCTTTAAAAGTTCCATGCATATAACATGCATCGTATAATCCAGAATGAACCAAAAAAGTATTATAGTATGCTTCTCCCATATTATACATTTCTGGAATACATAATATCTTTTTCCCTTTTATAAATAAGAATTGGACTTGATTTACTATTCTAAGATCGCATCCTTGATTTATAAAAGGAACAAATATTTTTAATTGATCTGCATCATGAGAAGCAGTACCACTTATAAGAATTAAAGTAGCATCTTTGGCCTTACAAATATTTATAAGACGCTGTACAAAAGATATTGCATATATTACAGCATCTGAATTTGCCATAAATTTATGATCAAAGATATCCCCATTAATAGATACGATATCTAATACATTCATCTTTTCAAGATAATTTAAAAACTGTTCATTCAGTATTTTATATTCAGTTGCAGGTTCTATAGTACCAAAATGAAGATCTGCTATATGAGCCTCAACAAATGTTTCTTTTAAATTAGTAAATTCGATTACTTGTTTCATTTTTTCACCTCTCATTTTTATAGTATACTACTATAAAAATAGTTAGAGTTAGATAGTATGGCATTTATACCATACTATCATCATCTATTATAATATTACTACCAATACAAATATTATATAGAGATATAAAGATCTCTATTATATTCATAGCTATTTCTGTAAAACTTTTATATTCATTTTGTGCCAATTCTTTACTGTACTGATAATTAGGATTTATAATAAATCCCTTATTATCTATTTTAAGATGGGTAAAAGAATCTACAGGAGCTGTAGAGGTATATAAAGCATCATAGCATTTATATTTTATTTCTTCTATATAAGAATCTCTTCCACCTGTGTCTAAATGAACTTTTATTTTTGTATATCTTTCATCATCTAGATTGAAAAACCTACAATTATTACTAAGAATGATTATATCTGTAATACGATCAGAATTTCCTTTTATCCCATATTTAAAATCTATATTAACCTTATCTCCAAATATATTATGAATAACTTCATCTTTTTGAACTTCGAATAGTTCGCAAAACCATAAAAACCATACACAATACTGAGTTATATAATACATGAGGTTAGTAGGATTCTTTGATATAGTATTGTATATCTTATTATTCCTTCTAGTTATCTTTAAAAACAACAACCCTAATTTAAATTTACCATAATACCAATTATAGAATTTTCTTTTTATAAAATTAGAAGATTCTGATTCTTGTATTTTCTTATGAGAGTTTATAACCTTGACAAAATTATTTATTAAAGAATATAACTCTTCTTTTTTATAGCTATTTATTAGACTTGATTTTTTCATCGAGAACACCAAAGTTTTCCTCCAAATAAGAGATATGATAGTAGCTGTACAACAAACTTAAGAAAGTTCTTTCACATAAATCAAAATATGATTTATGCTCAGGTATATTAAAATCTAACACGTATTCTCTATATTTTAGTTTATATTTATCTATTTGGAGTATGATCACTCCATCTATATTTATATTCTTCTCTTCTTTTAGAATTTTTGAATAAGCGGCTAATTGAAGATAATATTTATAGGTCACATGATTAGATGTCTTAAAATCTACAAGAAAAATACGACCATTTATATCTAATAAGCAGTCATATGTTCCTCCATACCATTCACAGGTTAATTTTTGTTCTTGGCCTAAAATGGTTATAGTATTTCCATTGTTTATAGATTTCCACCATTCTTTAAAAGAATTCATAGGGGTTTTAGGAGTATCCAAAGGAAGTTTTTCTCCTTTTAAATAATATTCTATACCACTATGAACTCTAGTACCAAAATTAGCTGCTTCTTCTAAAGCATCTCTATATCTTTTCTTTCTAAAACCAAGACAGTTAGCCCAATTGATTATCTTTTCTTCATTGATCATTTTAGAGATAACTTCCGTTACTCTAGGTACATTTTTACCATTATATGTATATCTATCATTAGAGGTAATCTCTAAATGAAGATCTAATATATCTTGTAAGTCCATTTATCTCTCTCCCCTTATATAAGCTTAATAAATTGTTTAAACCATCATATAATTCTAAAGGGGACATTAAAATAACTACTTAGATTATTTAATAGGAGGATTTATTTAACATGGATAACAAGGACTTAAAGTCTTATTCCGACTCGTATTTTTACAAACAATATCCTAAATATCAGAAGATATTATTGGATGCTCTCATGAATGATCCTATTATAGATAAAAATACAGATGAATTTAATACAAACGTAATTGGAACTTTAAAACATCAACGAATTGAAGAACCTTTGATTCGTATTCTTAAATCTACAAACACTGTTCTTTTAGATTGCGATGCACCGCTTCCTAGATCTTTCAAAGTATTTTGTGCTAAAGAAATGAAAGGTAAAGATAAAGGAAAAGTAAAGGCATTTATTGATACTTCTACATGTATTGTAAAATTATCTAACGGTATTGATTATGATGTAAATAGTTTAGCTCTTACTTCTTATCTTATTAATGCTGGTGTTTCTATGATCTATCATAAGAAGTTTGATATTTTCTTGAGAAGAACAAATTTGCTTCTTCTTTTAACTACTTGTTTTGCTAAAACATTTACTCATATTATTGATTATCTTGCCAAGATTTCTATTCAAGAATCTAATAAGAATAAGTTAATGTATCTTGCAGCAATGTACTTCTTAAAAGGCATTGTTCAATATGATGATGATAAACGTTGCCGTGAATATGCAATTAGGATTGGTAATGTATCTCCTAATGAAGCAAATATTCTTGATATTTTAATCGAAAAATCTGCTAAGGGAAGAAAACACTCTGCTAAAGATTTTATTGACCCGTATGATAATATCAAAGTATTTGTAAATTCGATGAGAGATACTCTTCATTTGAATGATAAAACAGTAACTCTTGATTTGGTAGTAGAAAAATGGATGATGCAATATGGCCCTGGAACTGTATTTGGTATGGAATACTTCCCTGCTTTTTCTGCTATGATTACTGATGCATACGTTGGTGGATATTTGAATAATCAGAAGACCATTGAAAAGATTTGTGGAAAAGATATGGTAGAATATACAAAAGACGTTATTTCTACCTTAGGAACAATAGCATAAAATATAGAGGGGATGTATTATGTCAAAATATTTATTGAACCTCCATTTCGATAAAACTGGTTGCAATAATACTGATATAATAAATATGGGTGGAGTATCTTTTGAAGATACTTCATCCATTATCCACGGATCTACTTGTGCTTATTTTAAAGGATACGATAGATCTGCTGGATTGATATTAAAAGATACCAGTAAGATTAAATCACATATTAATGGAAACAATGATTTTACCTTATACTGTAAATATAAAATAGATAAGAAAAATCTAAACAAAGACACTAAAATACCATTATTCTCTTTCAAGAATAATGATAAGTTTGAAAGTTATGTATATATAGAAAATGCAGAATATTTTGTAGTAAGATTATCAGAAACAGAAAAATTCTATTCTTCTGTGTGTGATTTTACTTTCAATAATAAATGGCATTATTTTACAATTACTAAAGATGAAAATATCTTTAGAATATTTGTAGATGGTTGTAATGTAACTTCTAATAATATAACCAAAGATATCAAATTTGGGGATGAATTATACATTGGATACGAAGAAGATAATCTAGGTAATGTTTCAACGTTTAATGGAGGCTCATTAGATGACATTACAATTATTGACAGTTGTTTATATAGGGATTCTTTTGTTCCTCCTACTCTGTATATAGGAACAGAAGATACTATAGAAAATTATTACAGATTAGATGAGTCTAATATAGTAAACAATAATCAATTAGAAGAAGAAACTCAAGATCTAATTGATCATAAAATGGAATCAACTGCCTATCTTTTAAATGAAGCTCAACGAGGATATCTACCCCAGAGAGTAAGAATTACTTGGTTTGAAGATAGGGAGTATTTTATAAATAGAGACATAGAACGGGTTTCTAAATATAGAAATTATACAGTAATCAAAATAAACAATATTCATGAAAATGATTTGGGATTCAAAAATTCTGAATTTAATGAAGGGTTGGCTTATCATCTTTTATTAGATAAGAAGATAGATGGATTTATGATATTTGTAAACGGAGAATTTATCCCCTTATCAAAAATCCAAATTATCAAATCTGATGAATATTATACTTTGATTATAAAAAATAGAGATCCTAATATTAAAGGAAAGGTTACTAAAGTAGAATTTGTACGATTGCCTTTCCCTATTATATATGAAGAACTAATAGGAGAAAGACCTGATAATATTCCTATCTACAAATTCAACATTAACGGAAAGTTTGATTCTGGTCAAAATGCTATCTATTTCTATTATATAGATAAAGAATATCCTTTAAACTGTAATCTAATGACCAATGGTATATATGAACAAAATCTACCATTAAACTTTAAAGAAAGTACCTTATCTGATTCTAATGTATTAAAACATAGCTGGAGATATGGACAATTTGAAGAAAAAAGAATTGTAAATGATACCACGGTTCAAATGTACTTCCGCTCGTGGGATCACAGTTATCTTTCTCCTGATGATACAATAATTCTATATAATAATGGAGTACCAGTAGATCCTGATTCATATAAGATTATAGGTGATGATCTTATAGAATTTTTAGATTATAATACCATAGATGGAATATATGATAATCTATTTTCTATGGATATCTTGACCTTTGATGTAAATCAAGCTGACGATGAATTTATATCTACTACCTTATTTAAATTTGTATCAAAACAAGATGGAACAATATCTATTCCTATATCTAAGAATATAGATATATCTGATAATTATCAAATCATCGCTTCTTTCTTTATAGGGGATAGGTTTATACCTCCTGATCATTATTATATAGATGCAAAATCAAACTCTGTTATATTAGTAAATCCTAAAGATGTAGTAAATGCTGGAGAGATTGCTCTTATCTATTTTGTAAAAGTTCTTAAATCTTCTCAATATGGTAAGATTCATATCAAACCTATTCAAAATAAGATAACTATAGAAGAGGATACTCCTTCTATTACTTTTCCTAATGATATGAATTATGATCTTACTAATTTCACAGTTTATGTAGATCAAAAGCAATTACTTCCTAGAGATTATGTTATAGAAAGTAATAAGCTTATACTGTTTGATAAAAATGCAACTTTTAAAAAAGATCAAACAATCACAATCATGATCTATAAATTTGTAGATGAATATGAAGATCCTAGAACTACAAGATATGAAGTTATCAAGAATCAATTATCTACAGGAAGAAGATTTATTCTTTATGATCTGAATATAGATAAAAGGTATAAGATAACTCTTGATAATATTGTTGCATTTGATCAAAATGGTACTTATACACCAGATCTATTTGGTCAAATATATAATAGAAATATTATAAAATCTATCTACACTGGAGATCCATTAGAAAGATTCCCTTCATATATTTCTTGTATTTGGTTAAAAGATTCTTTATCAAATGAAGCAAATTCCATTCACCCTACCAGCAAATGGTTTATAAATGGATATATAGGATTGTATGAAGAATTCTATGAAATGGATGAAAAGTTCCAGGAATTTATGGATGATTTTAATGTAAGATATTATAAGGATAAGCACTATGGAGAAAACTTAGCAAAAGCTTTAGATTATATGGCTTGCTATCAGCAAATGAAGTTTGATCCTATCTATGAAAAAAGAGCTACTGCTTATCGTGAATCTTATAATGTTTTAAAATTAAATAAAGCCGTTCATCTAAATGATTCAGGAAGATATCAATACGATATGGAAAGAGATGACTTCCATGATAGATATTATAGAACATATCCTATCTATTTCTTAAATGGAGCTCTTCCTGAATGGTATGAAGATATTATATATGATGGAAACAAAGTAAGCCTACAATTAGAATATCCTTTTAAAGGTGGAGATATAGATTCTACCTTTAGTAATACTAAAACAATAGAAGTTCCTATTCCATTCAACTTCTCAGATGCAACTGGAATAGATGGAGAAGAAAATATCTATATTAAAGAAGTAGGTAAACAAACTCAGTTCAATACTAATTATTCTGGTTCTTGTTTAGTAGATATATCTGATTGCTATACTCCTTCTTCTAAAGAAACATTAGGAAGAACTACCATTGATTTTAGTTATGATAGTAGAATAAATCCATCTTCTGATATTAAATATATAAACCTGATAACAGTATATACTAATCTTGGAGAACCTCTTTGCAATGTATATACTGGAGACGAGGCTGAATATAAGAAAGATCTTTCTACTATAACCAAGACTAATAATTATCCTATGATTAGTTTTAGTCTTAATAGTATTGCTGAAAAAGATAACTTTAGATTGGCAATCAGTTATTCTAATGATACTTATAATATAAGCTTATTTAGAAATGGTAGAAGGATAAAAACTGATATTTCTGCTATGCCATATTATAATATAATAGCTTATAGTCATGGTACTAATTTTAATACAACCAATGCTAACACAGATGATATTATATTCAAATATAGCAAATTACTAAACGATATAAATATAGATAAAACAATAACGAATGGATATTATTTCCATATCAAATCTAGAACCACGTTTATGTATGGTAGCTATATTAAGTCTAGTATTACAGATAGATTAGAAGCTATAAAATGTAAGAATATTGTCAATTTCTTACAACCTTTAAATTCTAAGATTCTATATATAAATAGGGTAACTAGAGAATTTATATTTAACCTAACAGTTGGCACTAAAGAAGATAATTCCTTTACTTCTACACTTACAGTTCCTACTAAGACTAGAGAATATAATATCAAGTCTTCTATTACGGTAATTAGTAGACTTATAGTTTATAAGAATGCTTATGAAATCACGTTCCCTGCACAAATCACTGTATCAGTTCCTTGGAAACCTACAGATATTAATGGGTTTGTAAGATTATATGTATGGGATTATGTTGATATCAATGATAATAGTGGAGAATCTTTTGAAATCTATTCTAGAGTAACTCCTTCATATGGATTCGATGCTAAAGAATTTACATGTAAGCTAGAAGTTCCTATAGTTATACCTAAATCTTAGTGTATAAACCCCCTATGCGGTTAATTCGCATAGGGGTACATATTAGTAATAATTTTTACTTAGGAGGCACAGAAATTATATGTTTACTAAGCTAAGTAAATACAATGGAACTATTAAAATACCGTTTCAATCAAATAATTATAATACTAATAATAATTTTTGGAATTTGGATAGACAACCGATAAATGATATTATAGCATCTAGAAATAATACTAATACTACTATAATCACAAGCAATATTAGTATGAATCTAGATGCCGAAATGAAATTAAACAATATATCAATTTCGGAGCTGGAATCTAAAGAAGGATCTCTATATGATTATGAATATAATGATGGAGCAAGATATTTAGATCTAAATAGAGGGAAAAATACTAATGGAATTTCTTTCACAGGATCATCTGTTATTGATTTATCCTCTGTATATACTAATAGAGCTTCAAATAATGATGTAACTAGAATTGTATTTGATGCTTTGGTTATTTTCTCTAATCCATATTTTATGATTAGAGAAAAAGATACGTCTTATGATATAACAGATAATGATGTAAATACAATAAATAACTTAGAACCTTTTGCATTGTTCTCTTTAATAGATAAAAAGTCTACTGCTCCTATATATTCTCTTATTGTAGGGGATAAGGAAAGATATTTAAACAATGTTAAAAAATATTATAATACCGATAATTTAATCATAGATGTATTTTCTCCTACAAATGATTCTAAATCTATTAGTGTTAATAGCGGGGATTTAGATATACAAGGAAATTATTATTCTAGTAAATTTAATTTACAAATAATCCTAGAGCAATATAAAGGAAATGGGTTCTATGTAAGAGTAAATACTATTGATTATAGAGATAAAAACAATAATTTAGATTTGGGTCTTGGTTATGATGTGGATGATAAAAGCAAATACAAATTATACCCTTATAATATAAACTCAGATAATACAGTTATTGCTTTGAATACTCTTGTAACGGATAATAAAAAGACCACTGATCTTAATTTCCAAAGATATAATCTAGAACCTATGCGTGGGGCTTCTTTCTTTAGGAATGGATTTATTAATATTGAATATGGTGAAATAGTTAATAAATTCAATGATATCATTGCTGAAAACTATAAAGATATCAACTGTACTGTTACCTTTAAACAATCTGAGGCTTCTAAGTATAATTTAGTAAATGGATCAGTTAATGTATTCTTTTATCCATTTGATGGCCATGATACGTTCTCTTCTGTTACTGTAATTGAAAAAGAAGTATACAAAGGAAAAATAGATCCATCTAATATCAAAGGCAATGGTATTCAAAGAATTTCTGATTATTTAGTACTAGATGAACTAAATGAAAAGTTTAAAGATCATTGTCATCATTGTAGTGGTATTAAATATGAAGATATGCAATTATTTGTAGAGATATCTGAAAATAATCTGTATCCTGTAAATTATATTTCTGATTCTAATGGAAATATAAAAATAGAAGATAATAAATATTATGCCGATCTTCCTGTTTATGTAGGATCTAATAAGCAATTCTTATATCATAAATATTTTATAAATTTCAATTCTAATATACTAGAATTAGAAGAAGAATTTAAAACAGGATGGGATCCTAAAAGATATTTAGTATTTAGAAATGGTCTTCTTTTAAACAATTCTATTTATAAGATTGATGTAGCTACCTTTACTAATAAGATAAAAAATAAAAAGTTATATACTGCTGTTACATTTAGACCTGGTGATAGAATAGAAGTATTCTATATAGAATCTGATGATAACTTCTTACATGTTCCTTATAATCATGATGTATATATGTCTTCTAACCTAGTATATGCTGATGAAAATGAACAATACGTAGTTAATGTTCCTTATCCTTATAAATCCTATCCTAAGGGAGATAAATATTTCTTTGTATTTAATAAAGACGGTATTTATCTAGATAAGAAAAATGATTACACCACTTCTGAAGATGGAAGTGCTATTACATTATTTGATCATTCTAAGTTATACAAAACAGAAGATAGAAATGATTATCTCGTATTTGTATTTCCTTATGTAAGAGCTGAATTTGAAGAAGAAGGAGAGCTTCTTGAAAATAAATATATGGGTAATACAGGAATAAACTTTGTTTATTCTTACTCAAAATCTTCTGGGGATGATGGTATAGTATCCTTTGATCCTCCTTTTACTTCATATGAATTAAGTAAAAATAATTTCTTACTATTTGGAAATACTACTTATATTAGTAAAGATAGATTTGATCTTATTGATAATCATACTATCAGATTCAATAATGGTGTAGATATAAGACATGCTAAGTATGCTAATTATACTATGATTATATTTAATGATATGAAGAATTCTAAATTCAATATGAATAGCGATTCTAATTTTGAATTAGATATTCAACAAATACCTGCTGAATATGATGGGCAAACTGTATTTAAATTAAATAAGTTTATAGGTCCTAAGTCTTCATTCATTGTATTTGTGGGTAGTGTATCATTAGAACAATCACAAAAGTATTCTTATAATGCTGCTAATAATAGTATTTCCTTTGGAGATCCTAATTTATACTTTACTAAAGGAAGAAATATTACAGTAATTTCTATAAAAAATAAAGGATCTGAAGGTGGATATACTGAACGTATAGATTTTGAAAAGAATGAATTGCCTATAGTGATAAATAATCGGGTAACTATTCCTAGTAGTTATTTTGCTAATAATATAATAACAAAAGAAAATACTATTATATTTATAAATGGAACTTATATTAATCCTAATAGATATAAGATAGATGGAAATACCATAATTTCTACCTATAGAGCCGAATCTGAATTCAAAGTAGGCAAAACCATAACCATTTTATATTTGTATAAACATAAAGTTTCTTTGAATAATTATGGTATTGAAGGACCTTATGAATATATTGATAAGAAATTTGACCATGATGATATCATGTTTGATGAAATGTATTCAACTCCTATCCCTACCGATAAAATCAAAGATGTAAATATAGATGCTATATATGGAAATCTTACTTATGTAAAAGATTATAATCACTGGTATTCTAGAACTATGATATCTGGTACGTTATATAATAGAGTAGAATATCCTGTTCAACAAGATTTCTTAACTGGATATTTATATACAGATTATACAGATAGACAAGATACAGATATTATATCAGGTATAGTAGAAGATTATTATGTAGATTGGGAAAAGGTTTCCCCTAATAATAATACAGATATAGATTTTCTTCATGAAGATATGCCTGGTCTTAAGTACGCATTAATAGCAAATAATGCTACTTCTATATCTATAAGACTTCAACCAAACAATACCTTCTCAAGTTTCTTTACAGATAAAAGAGGAGTTATTGGTATACGTTTTGAAGAGGAAAGTAATATTAATATTATACTTCCTTATACATTTAAGGGTATGAGTGATCTTAAATATGTAGATTTCTCTAAGCATTTGAATAAGATAAATTCTTATGCCTTTGTATCCTGTGCTAGATTAAAAAATATTATCTTAAAGGGAACCAATTTAGAAGTTGATGAAAATGCATTTGGGTTATTAAACAATATATTCATTCCTGATACGGCTAAGGTAGCAGATAATGCATTTGAACCTAATTCTATAATCAATATAACCTTTGATAAGACTTCTAGTCAATATATTATGGAAAATACACAGGTTAATAGAAATTCAATAGAAACTGTATCCTTCGATACAAATAAGACTAGAGTACAATCTTACCAATTCTATGGATTTAATAAATTAAATAATGTAGTCATTCCTGATACAATAACAGAAATATATCCTGCTGCATTTAAGAATTGTACTTCATTAAGTTCATTAACTCTTAATAACAATATTTCTTATATTGGTAGTGGAGCATTTTCTAATACTAAGATAAAAGAAGTTTCTATTCCTAATTCATGTGGTATAATCCATAAGAATTCTTTTAGTGATAATACAGAACTTACTAAAGTTACAATTCCAAATTCTATTGATATTATAGAAGAAGGAGCCTTTAATAACTGTAGTAAATTAAAAGAAGTGATTATAGATGAACCTATAGAGCCTGAATTAGGACAACAAGGAAAAGGTTTAAAGCGTATTGGAGCTTATGCTATAGGATCTGATGTACTTAAGGAAATAACTCTTCCTGCATCAGTTAAGCATATAGATCAAAATGCATTCACCAATTGCCCTGAATTAAGAACTATTTATATTAAAGAATATCCTCACTCCCATACAGTTGAATTAGTAAATACTGAATCTATGAATAATAAACCATGGGGAGCTGCAGGAGCCACGGTTAAAATAATACAGTAAGGAGTTTATAATGGGTAATATCGTAGAGCAAAACAATGGGAATAAAGTATTTGTTTTTAGACCTAATGATGGAATACCTGAATATATAAATCTTACTGGTATTCGATCTATAAAAGTAGAATGTTATGGAGCTGGTTCTCAAACAAGAGATCCTAATATCTTCTCTAAAGGTGGATATACCAAAGGCATTCTAGATGTAAGTAATATTGATCATCTTTGGGTATTTGTAGGATGCAAACCTGAAGGTCGTATAGGTGGAAAAGGATTTGGTAAAGGTGGAGATTCTTTTAAACCTAAAAATGAAATGGTTGGTTATGGAGGTGGCGGATCTTCCGCTATCTCCATTTTTAGTGATGATAAAAACTACTTCTATATGATAGCTGCTGGTGCTGGTGGTGGAACTGATTTTATAATAAGAACAAATAATGATGATTATCTTATAAAACCAGTAAAAGGACTAGATGGTGGAGGATATGAAGGAGAACCTTTAAATGAAAGTAATGGAGATCCTGCATTAGAATATAGATGGTATAATTCTGGATATTCTGGAAAGTCTGGTACACAAACTGCTGGTGGATATGGTGGTAGTTTAGATAAGAATTCTATCTCTACTGAATTTGTAAGTTTATCCAATGGATCTAGAAATAATGGTGGTAATGGATTAAAAGAAACCTCAACTATTACCTGTAAAGGTGGAGCTCCTGGTGGAGGAGCTGGATATTATGGTGGTGGCGGTGGAGATATCAAAGCAGGAGGAGGCTCTTCTTATATAAGTGGAGATCCTAATTGCTCTGATGAACCAAATAATGACCATGTTGTATTTACTGATACAGAAACAATAGTTGGTGGAAATAATGAAGTAGATGGTAAGGTTGTAATAACTGTATTAAAAGCAGATATAGAACCTTATGAAATATATTCTAAAATCAACGTATTTGAATACCATAGTAAATATGATGTGACTATACCATTTCCATATAAACAATTTACAGAAATGCAATTCTTTATTATAGATAAAGAAGGAAAACTAATTCCAGCTAGATATTATGATCGTATAGATAATTACACTATAAGAATTAAAGATAATACTGATTTACAGATTTCATCTGATAAAGATTTAAAATTCGTATTCGCCCACAATAAAGGACAATATGCCGTTCAAAAGATGGAATTAAATTTTGAATGTGAAAATAATAAATATCAGTATGATCTATTATCTCCTTATTATATGATTCTTGATATAAGAAATAGGTTTAAGGTTTTCTTTAATAGAAAAGAATTAATTCATGGGGCAGATTATACAATCAATATTTATAAAGGAGTTTTAAATCTATCAGATTCTTTAGATATAAAAAGCAGTGATACTCTAGACGTAATATGTTTCTATACTGGAACAAAATATAATAAAGCTATTCCTGAGCTTCCTATGAGTGGTTATATTTATTATAATAAAAATGAAATAGATAGAAATCTGAATAAGAATTTAACGGCTATATTTGTAAATGGTAAATTAGTTGATAGAAAAGATGAATTAGATATATCTAATACTATTCACAAAATCTCAACTGATATCAAATCCAGATATAATCTAGAAGTATTAAATCTTAGCCCTAAAGTAGATTCATTGGTTCCTAAGTTTAAATTAAGGAAAAGTAGAAACAAAGTTCCTAAATATGTAAATGAATATATTTATGGGAATATCGAAGACTATACGATTGGTAGCTTTTCTAAAGATATTTTAGGAGGAAAGAATGGTAATGGAGTCATTGAAGTTACATTAGCTCCTAATGTAGTTACTGCTGATATTAATGTATCTAATGCTAAGATGTTTAAAATAGATTATAAGAGCTTCTTATTCAACGATCCTATTCAACTAAACTATATACCTAAATATGCTATACAAATACAACAAGTTCCTCATCAAAGAATTAGTGTAGTTTATAATGGAAAAGAATATACCAATGATGATACAATCTATGTATTACGTGGGGATACTATCAATCCTACTATAATTCCTGAAAAAGGGTATAGACCTGGTACTCCTAATATATCTAATACAACTCCTATTATGGATAATGGAATTCTTACAGCTTCTGATGCTACAGAGTTATCCTTTGCTTATGGGTTAATTCCTATTAATAGTAGAGGTAATAGATATGACGAAAAGAGAGATTTATGGACTCATATTAGAGATAGAGTTATAACTATACCTAATGATGTAGATAGAGTAGTTGTAAACTATACATGGCATTCTAAGTCAGATGAATGGTCTGATGTAAGAGACGGATATGCAACAATGACTGATGTATTAAATAGAATACGAAATGGTGAAACTGTAGCCGAAACATATCCTCCTTTCTCTGGAACATGTATTTATAATTTAGATACGAAGACTCCATGGTTTAATCCTTATATCTGTCATACAGATTCTAAATGGTATATTCCTGCATATAATGATAAACCTGAAGAATATTCTTATTATATAATCATGGGTGTTACTCCTGGTAAGACTTATAACTTAAGATGCTTTGCTTCTGGTTTTAAGATGCGAGATTATGGGTTTATAGTAGGATATAATGAAGATATAGCTAAAAGAAGAATAGATATGACTGATTACTAAAAAGATAGAGCATAGGTCTAAGACCTATGCTCTTATTTATTGTTCTATTTCAGGATATCTGTAAGATTTAAAACTAGAATGAGATACACTATTATTTTCTTCAAATCTAATCTTATTAATCATATTTAATTCCGCATATCTTGGTTTAGTATAATATACTGGCCTAGTTATAGGAATATCATATAATATTTTATCCCAAGCTGTTTCATTATCAGTGTAATTAAAAGGAGCAGCATATTTTGTACTTTTAATATAAACAGATTCAGCTTCTGAATGATCAGGAAGTTCTACTTGTGGAAACTTTTGAACAATTTGCCTTAAGTCTCCTATTTCGAAATCATCTTCATAGGTAGAATCATCAGATATTTGTAATTGATCTAATTCATATTCATAATCTTCACTATTAGGTCCATAATCAGGATTACCAAATTTAAGACCAGTTAAAATTGTTCCTATATTGATATCTGTATTTTCATATTCTACTACTTTTCTTCCATCAAAGAAGAATCTATCTAAACTATGAGCACCTCTACTAAACATAATCTGATGCCATTCTGTATTAATATTATATGGATATTCATATAATGATTCGCCGTTCATAAAGAAAGCAACAGAAATCTTTTCAGGAGATTCATTGTAATAGCCTATAAGTATTTTAAAAACATTCCCTTTATCATCAGAGAATTCTAATCCAGGGATATATTTATTTTTATTCTTATTTGTATCTAATTTTACTATGGCAGAATCGTGGAGCTTAAACCAGAAACTAACACAGAATAACCCATCTAGTCTAAGAGTGAATTCTTTTTAAAGAAAGATGCTGAATTGTATTTAAAATCTAAATAAGGATCTTGAATACAAGAAGGAGATGAAAATAAAATAGACCCACCACTTTCTTCTTTACCCCAGCTCTTTCCTATTAACCCATGATCAACAATTCCATCTTCCTTTGTAAATCTAAGTGTATTAAAATATTTTCTAATAGCCATAATATTCTAATCCTCTCCAACATATTCATCGTCATCTTTATCAACATCAGGTATTATAATTTTATTTTGTATTTCACTAGGAATTCCATATATTATTTTTCTATAATAAACATTTCCATCCCCATAAATACCATCAGAAATAATCCATTCAAATAACCCTACTCTATTCATTATTTCATAATCTGTAGCAGATTCGAATTCATAATAAATATGATTATCATAGTTTAATTTAGGAATATCTATTTGTAATGAGCATACTACTCCAGAATAAGGTTTTGCTGCCATTGTATCTAAGTTTAAAATATGAGCTATAGGAATAGAGATTAATGACTTATCATAATACGATTCATTCAATATTGCAGGAATTTTGCCAGCTAAGATTGCTGTTTGAGAATTCACAATACTATTATTGGTAGGATGTTTTGTTTGCAATGCTACATTTATAGGACTAGGAGTTTCTGTAATATCATCTTTAAAAAACTTAATCGTATATTTTATCAATGTATCATTTTTCATATGCTCTAATACGTTATGGTGTACTAGAGTAATAAACCAATCTTTATTTTCAATAAGATCTTCATAAGTAAATGGTAAAGTAGGATCAGGTATATAATATCTATTGTGTTTAATACCATCAGCTACATGAACCATGCTATTTAGATCTCTAGGTAAGTATATTTTTTCTTTATTCATATAAAATCACCGTTTAAAAATGTATTTTATATAAGTGTCAAACCAATACCCTATCAGGAATAACCTGATAGGGTAATAGTATTATTTCGTTTCTTCAACTACTTTAGCAAGAAGGTTATTGAGAACTGTAAAGGAGAAGAGAATTACAGTAGGAAGGAGGAACCCATCACGGATCTTGCACCAACCCTGTTCTTTAGCTGCATCTTCTTTAAGTTTAGCAGTGTATACATCAACAACTTCTTTAATCTGAGGCATGCCAGATTCTTTCAACCATTTGGTGAAATATTTCTTTGCTTCATCAGTAACAACGTTTTGTACATTATCAATCAATTCACTCTTAATAGAAGTAAAATCAATTTTTTCAAGTACTTTGTTAGCCATTTATAAGCTACCTCCAAATATTAATATTCTTCATAGACAAAATTCTTTGTCTTTATACCATCTTTAAAGCATTCAATAGTAACAGAGCTACCTTTTAAGAAGAATACACTTCCATCAATAACTTTACCATTTGCTTTAAAGGTAATACCTTCTTGAGGTTTTACAGTAAACATCGAAACCTTCTTATAAGAATCTTCAGTAGTAGATCCATCATCTGCAGGTACTCCTTCTTCAGTAAGTTTCTTAACTTTTTCCTGAAGTTTTACAATATCTGCATTCAATGTGCCAATCTGTTTTTCTTGTTCAGAAGTTTTATCTTGTAAGGTTTTCTTTTCAGTATTAGCTTCATCTAAAGCAGCTTGTGCTGTTGTATAGTTTTCTTTAGTCGAATCCAATTCAGTTTGAAGAGAAGTTACCTTTTCACTAGCTGTTTTAAGCTCTGCTGCTTTCTTAGAAAGATCAGCACTCATATCAGAACATTCCTTATTTTTCTTTACAAGTTCAGAACTGATATCTGTATTTAACTTATTTAAACTAGTAATCTGCTTTTGCATGTCGTCTACTTGTTTTTTACAAGCATCGAGCTCTTTAGACAATTCTACTACTCTATCAGTCATAGTATCATCCGAAGGAGGAACTATGGGATTTTCAGCAGTAAAATGTGCAACCTGATCCTTGTATGTCTGAAGAGCAACACTCAGGTTGTTAAGAGCATCAATTTCCAGTTTTTCACGTTTAGTCAAATTTTCAAAACTTGCTTTAAGTTCATTATATTCTTTAACTAAACCAGATCCACTAGATTGACCTTTACTAAGTTCATCTACTTTAGCTTGGAGTTGTTTAGAAAGTTCAACAACTTTCTTATATCTAACTTCCAAAGCCCTATATTGAGCGGAGGTGAAAGTAGGCATTTTTATAAGTCCTTTCTAATCAAAAAATATATACTACTTACTTAATAGTTTCTACTATTTGTCAGCTTCTTCTGCTTTCTTTTTTGTAGTTGTTTTACGTTTAGCTGTTGTGGTAGTCTTCTTCTTAGTAGTAGCAGAAGTGGTTGTTTTCTTTTTTGCAGTAGTAGTTGTAGAACGTTTACGAGTTGTAGGTTTCTTAACAACAGTAGCTTTTTCTTCTTCTACTTTTTTAATCTGATCCTGAAGCTTAAGAGACACTTCAATTTGTTTATTTAATTCTTCTTGTTTATCTTTAGCGGCTTTTTCTGCAATTTCAATCTTACCTACAATTTCTTCTTTCTCTTTCTTAATCAACTCAATTTCTTCTGTAAGAGCTGCAATAGTCTTATTCAGTTCTTCAATTTCATTTTGAGCTTTTACCAATTTACTTTTTCTTGTCAATCCTAACATGTGATTCTCTCCTTTAAAAAAATATAAAATTATTTTATTGTCTTAGATCTAATTACTCTGAAGGGGGTTGCACGGGACTATTTGCTGGAGCTGCATGCAAACCTACTATAGTGTATCCAGGCTCATTTGTTGCTGAAATATTAACTCTTTCACCATAAGGAACTCGCACTGTTGTTCCATTAGCTGCTATATTATTTATCATTATGGTAGCCCCTCTGGATGCACTTACATTAAAATTTACGTAGTATTGTTTAATATCTTCAATGAAGTAAATACCAGCAATATAATTTATTTTAAGAATTATATATCCGCTAGTCTTGATTATATCATTATTCAATGCTTCTAAAGAAGAATATTTAGATTCTCTATTAAATACTATTGAAGTAGAATAGTTACCAAAAAATAATTTAGAATTACCATAAGTTTTAATAAATATAGTAAATAAAGCAGTACCTTCTAAATTATGAGCATTGAGTCTATCATTTTGTTCTGATGGATCTTTAGGAAATACAGGAATGATACTATTTACATCCAATGTTGGAGGAAGGTTAATAATAATTGTATTAAGAGTACTACCGTCTGTCTGGCCGTCAACTCTATAGGTGGTACATCTAGATCTTCTAGATACATTATCAGAGAAAGTACTAGATACTATAAGATTTTCAGAAATATCCAATTGTCCAGTTGTGGGAGAAGTATACATAGGACAAACATCAATATTATTTATAAAATCCATATATTGAATATCTTGTTTTAAATCAGATACTTTCTTGGGGAGTTCTGCTTTAGTAGCATAATTGGTAAGATCAAGAGATTGACTTTGTCCTCCTAAACGTTCCCAATTATTATTTACATGGAGATATTCATCATACATATTTTCCCCAGATCCAGTTCCTCTTACAAGATAAATGGTAGCATCATCTATATTAGAAGTGGGGAGAGCTGTTACTACTTCTATTTTAAAATTAGGGATCTTTTTAATAAGATCATTAATTTCTTTCTTTGTATAGGCATCTATATTTACAACTTTATTTACAGGAAACAGTTCTTTACCAGCTAAATTTATCTTTTCAATCTTATTAGCTTGAGCAGACATTTCTACAGTAGACAGTTTTCCTTTTTCTTCTTCTGTAAAGCTGCTTTCGGATAATCCCATTCCAGGGGATTTAGCAACAAAGATGCGTCTACATTCCGAAAGGAATGTTTTTAAATTATCTAAATTAAGAAATTTACTCATTATGAATAATATTCCTTTCTATATATTAAATTTGGAAAAAGTCAGGTACTGATTCAGACGGAGCAAGAATAATATTTACAGCAAAGTTATCTAATTCTCCATCATTATTATTTAAGAAATCATATCTAGAAGAGTGAAGACCGATATCATTGATATTACCGCTATATACCAAAGATCCAGCCGAATTTCTTGTTACGGTGCCGTATTTATAAGCAAACTTAACTTCATTATCTTTACCAGGAACCTTATAAGGAACTTCTACAATGATAGTGATATTGGCTCCAAGATTTCCAGAGTTGGTTTTGAAAGTTACATTAACTCTAAATGATTGACCATTTTCAACTAAAGAAATAGATTTTATTTCTTCTGTCATATTCAATCGTTTATCAATGTTATAATAGCTTACTAAGTTATTATCAAAGATAGCATTAAGTTTAATAGCCTTTTTAAATCCATCTTTAAGTGTATAAGTAGTATCACCAACTACATTATCTACTATACTATCAAGTTTATCTGATGTAAATACACCATTAGGAATAAGATCTGCAGTATCTTTGTTCTTATAAATCTTCAATCCCAATTTATCAATATCTAAATTTCTATCCAATTTATTTAATTCATAAGAAATCTTATAATTAGGAATAGAAATAATTTTATCAACTCTATATAATTCAATCTTGATAGGATCACCATTGTTAATAGTAAAATCTTTAGTTACATTTGTTTCACCAATACTAGATTTTTCATTATTAATAGTATTTACAAATCTCATTGCATAGTTAGGCATGATAGTATCATAAACTCTACTAATAGAAACAGAAGTAGTGTTAAATAATGCTAATATTTCATCATTATTATATGCTTCTCCACTACCAATGCTGATACTTTGAGATCCATCAAAACTAACTCCATTAATAGTTACAGGATGAGCTAATTTATTAGCAGTAACCGCATTTGCTATTTCTTGAACTGTCCAATCTGTATCTGATGTAGTTGGGTTATTATTTTGATTAGATAAGATATATTCTTTTCTATCATCTAATACATATACACTCATTCCAACTTTACGTTTACTTAAAGGAATTTGGTTTCTTTCAGTTCTAGTTCTAACAATAAACCTCCCTCCTTTAACTTCATTAGAATCTGTTACAGGAAGAGGACCAGAATTTTCAATGAGAAGATTTTGATTATTCACATTCATTATAAATTTATTTACTTCACTCATTGATTTATTTACCTCCAATCAAAGTTAATTAATATAATGTGAAAATAAATAAAATAGAGTAAGTGGATAACCCACTTACTCTATTAAAAATTAGATTATAAAACAATATTTAAATACAAATTTTCTGTAATGTTTGTATTAGAAATGAAGTAATAAACATCGTATTTCTTATATGCTTCTTTAGTGATCTTTTCTTCAGGATATTTATGAACAATCTGTCTTTGATAATCCATAAATACATTTATAGTTTCTACTCCATTAGTTAATTCTTTAGGTAAAATAAAGAATAATGTATTAAAATCATTATGAGGAATACGTCCTCTTAAATTACTAGTTTCCTTAATATTTAAAGGAATTGTAATAGCTGCACCTTGATCAACTATATCTATTGCATTTTCAAAATTCTTTCTTTTGATTCCAATTTTAGATGTAGACATAAAGTCATCAAATTCTAATAAAGATTCAGCATTTACTTTGGTAGCATTAGGAATATAATCTCCATTATATTGTTCATATATTCCAGTGCTATCAGTTCTATTAGCAACAGGGAACAAACCAGAAGCAACATACATCTGAATCTTATCAGATTTTTCTTTTTCTCTCAAAGTATCATCATTAATAGTTCTAATGTAGAATTCTACTTCTTTAAATACAGAAGATTGGACTCCTTCTGTAGTACTAGAAGGATTATACGGCAATATTGCTTTAGCAACAAAAGAACTATCTCCAAGAGGGAAATTACCACTAGTTGCAGTAGAATATATAAGTTTAAAGCAAGTAGAGTCGTTGAAAGTATCAACACTACATGTTGAATTCATAGATCCATCAAGAGATTCAAATTTAAGAGGATGAGAACTTGCATCAGTTGAATTCAAGATACTACCATTATCCAAATCAAAATCTTTAGGTAAAGAAATAGGATTGGTTACTTTATCAAAGATAAAATAAACTGTATTGTTATTAGAATCACGATCTACTTTAAGAATATTAATATGAAGTGCATCTAATTTATTAAGAATATCTACTTCTTTATTGATAGTGTCTAATTTAGCAAGTTTAGTCTGATCTTGTTCAGATAACCCATGAATAGCTTGAACTTCTTCTTTAGTAGCAAATTTGTTATCAAGTAAATTGTTTTTGATATCTACATAATTTTCAGTAGCATATCCACTCATTCTGGTTTCAAGTTCTTCTACTTTAGATTTTTGTGCATAAGTATTATTAACTTCAACTTTATATGAGCTAAATGTACCATCTTCTACAAAAGTCTTATTATTAAGACTATCAACTATATTCTTAACCGGATTAAATTCTGTTTGAGTAACAAACTTGAGTTCATTATTAGCTATATAAGAATCGTATACATCTTTTCTTACAAATGTATCATTAATAGTATCTGTTATAGCTTTAGTTGCATTAGCTGTAGTTTCAATAGTATCGATCTTAGCGATCTTAGCTTTATCTTCAGAACTCAAACTATCTGCTTTAGAAGCAAATTTACCTTCTGCTTCAGATTTATAAAGATTAAATACAGTATCTTCTACAAAAGTTTTACCACTAAGAGTATCAGTTACAGCTTTAGCAGCATTAGCAGTAGTTTCAATATTATCAATCTTAGCGATCTTAGCTTGATCTGCAGAACTTAATCCAGTTCCAGCTGATGTTAATTCTGCTTTAGTAGCAAACTTTCCTTCAGCTTCAGATTTGTATGCAGTAAATGTATTATCTTCTACAAAAGTCTTATCTTTAACACTGTCTGTAACAGCTTTCATATCTTGTAAAGCTTTCTTAGTTTCTTTATCAGCTTCTTGATAAGATTGAAGATCATGTTGAAAAGCTCTCATTGCAGATTCTGTATATTGTTTATTAGCATAGTTTTTGTAAACATTATCTTTATATGCAGTAAATGTAGCATCTTCTACAAAGGTTTTACCACTAAGAGTATCTGTAACAGCTTTAGCAGCATTAGCAGTGGTTTCGATAGTATCGATCTTAGCGATCTTAGCTTGATCTGCAGAGCTTAATCCGGTACCAGCCGATGTTAATTCTGCTTTAGTAGCAAATTTACCTTCTGCTTCAGACTTATATGCAGTAAATGTAGCGTCTTCTACGAAAGTCTTATCTTTCAAACCATCTGTTACATTCTTAACTTCAGTAAGAGAAGCTTTTGTAGCAAACTTACCTTCTGCATTGGATTTGTAAGTATCAAATGCAGATTCTTCTACGAAGGTCTTATCTTTAATAGAATCTGTAACAGCTTTAGCTGCAGCAACATCTGCTTTTACAGCATTGATACTATCAGCCGCATTCTTAGCTTCAGTTACTTTAGATTCAAATTCATTTAACTTAGCAGCAGCATCTTTAGCAGATTGAATATCCTGTTTTACGTTTTCAGGAAGTCCAGCAGTAGAAACGGATTCGATAGACTGTTTGAGTTCATTATATTTAGAAGTTACATCCTGAGTTACAGGCTGTAATTTTTCTGTAAATTTAGAATCTAATGCAGATTCTTCTACAAAGGTCTTATCCTTAAGAGTATCAGTTACTGCTTTAGCTGCATTAGCAGTAGTCTCAACAGTATCAATCTTAGCAATCTTAGTCTGATCTTCTTCAGATAATCCATGAATATTCTGAACTTCTGCTTTAGTAGCAAATTTACCATCAGCATCAGATTTGTATGTATTAAATGCAGTTTCTTCTACAAAGGTCTTGCCCTTAAGTGTATCAGTTACAGATTTAGCGTCATCAGCTTTGGTTTCGATTCCATCGATCTTAGCAATCCTAGCTTGATCATCAGAACTTAATCCAGTACCAGCAGTTGTAACTTCAGCCTTTGTAGCATATTTAGTTTCTACTTCAGATTTGTAAGCATTGAATGCAGAATCTTCTACAAAAGTTTTATCCTTAAGAGTATCTGTAACAGCTTTAGCTGCATTAGCTGCAATTTCAATATCATCAATCTTATTGATCTTAGCTTTATCTGCTACACTAAGATTACCTGTACCAGAAGTTGTAATTTCATCTTTAGTAGCAAACTTACCTTCTGCTTCAACTTTATAAGCATTGAACGCAGAATCTTCTACAAAAGTTTTGTCTTTCAAACCATCTGTAACAGCTTTAATGCTTGTTACATCAGTTTCAATACCATCAATCTTATTGATCTTAGCCTGATCAGCAGGAGTTAAACTAGCTGTACCAGTTCCAGCACCACTACCAGAAGTACCAGCTGCAGCTAATTCTGCTTTAGTAGCAAACTTGCCATCAGCTTCAGTTTTATAAGATTCAAATACAGTTACATCAAGTTTATTGGTTTTAATCTGACCAATGTTTTCTTCATTAGTAGTAGCCTTTTGAGTAGCAGCATCAATCTTTTCAGCTGTTGCAGATTTGTAAGATTCAAATACAGTTGTTTCAAGCTTACCAGTCTTAATAGCTTCAATAGATTCAGCATTAGCTGTAGCTTTTTGTTCAGCATTACCAGCTTTTGTAACAGCTTCTGTAATCTGTTCTGTCTTTGCTTCTACAGCCTGTTTAGCTGTTTTTACATCTTCAAGAGCATGTTCTACTCGTGCACTCATTTCTTTAACAGAATCTTCAGATTGTTTAGCTTTATCAAGAGCTGTCTGAATCTTTTCTTCTGTAGTTCCTTTGTCTGCTTTAGCCATTACATTTTGTGCATTATAATTAGCACAACCACTGAAATCACCAAAGGCTACAGGAGAGTCGCAAACTTCTACTACAGATACTACCTGTTTACCAGAAATCTTATGAATAGTATTTTCTAAACCGCATACTACATAAACATCATCATCCATGTTTACATCAATAGCATTAGGTCCTTTACCAACAGGAATAGTAGTAATATTATTTCCTTCTTTAATAGCCTTAGAAGAAGTTTCAATAATAGTTACTGTATTTCCATCATAGTTAGCAACAATAACGTTACCATAAGAATCATTTACAAGAGCTACAGGGCGAGCACCTACTTCGAAATCTACAACTTTCTTAGATTTCAAAATACGGGATACTGTATTAGAACCAGAGTTAGCTACCCAAATAGTATTGCTTGTATCACAAGTAATAGCAGCAGGATTACTTCCTACATTGATGCTATCTACAACAGTAGTATTTACAATCTTATTTACAATACCACCAAGATCTGCACCTGTCTTAGGATCAATCTTATGAGAAAGATAGCAAGCTACCCAAATAGTACCTTCTTCATCAGATACAAGAGATTTAGGACCAGCTGCTACAGCAATATTCTTAACAACCTTATCTTGAAGGTCTTCATTTTCTGTAGCAGAGGTGTTTTTGTAAGAAGGAACTTCTACCTTGGAAACCGTGTTATCTCCATAATTTGCTACATAGATATTACCATTAGGATCTTCACAACAAGCAACAGGTTGTTTACCAACCTTTACTTTTTGGAAGAGTGTATACTTTCCTTCACCAACATTCTTCTTGTAATGATAAAGATATCCATTATTTCGGTTTGTAATAAACAAACTTACTTTGTCCTGAGATACAGTAATAGATGAATAACCAGGCTTACCAGCAAAAGGATCTTTTTTCCCATGCCCTGTAATAGTTTCTACAGGATTTTCTTCTTTAGGAGTAGTATCTTTAGGATTTACAATACCTACTTCCTTTTCAATATCAAAAATTTCAGAGGATACATCATTAGAGATCTTTAGTACTTTAGCCTTATATGCATCAATTACGAATAGATCATTCGGAAACATATATAGATTACCTCCATTTTTAATAAATAAAAAATTAATTATTTTATTTAAAATAATTAATATGATGTCAGAGTTTATCCCTGACATCATATAGTATTTTGACGTATTTATTTTAAGAATATTTTTATTATAGTTTTATTACCAATATCTAATTTTCCATTATTAGCATTATCAAATTTACTAAGTTTAGAATAATATATATGATAATCTTTATATTTTTCATCATGGATTAATTCTTTAGGATAATATTCAAAATAATATGTAAGATTATCTAATTGTACCCTTAAATTCCCAGTATTTATTAAGTCACCTAAATAAACATCTTTACCAGCCCATAATAATATAAACATATATGAGCATGTTGGATAATTGTATGTTATAACGTCACCAGAAGGAGATGGATATCCTCCCCCATACCCTTTATAATTGCTATATGTGGCAATAATATATGGATAGGATGAATCATAATCAAATAGATATGTATTTGTTTTTCTTTCCATATTTATATGGCTTTTCATAATTTTAGTATCCGTTGTTTCATTTTCTGATGTAATAGTAGCAAATGCATTACTATAAAAATGAGTAGTTTTTGCATTACGATCGCTTCCATCATATTTATATAATATATTGGGGTATGTTTTTCCATTATGAGTAATAAAATCTAATGTATTTTCATCTTCAAGGAAAGTATCATATGATGCTTTAATTATAATATTTACTTTTTTATCATTTATTATATTTTCATTCTCACGTCTAGAGTCAAAATCCATATAGGAATAAATTGGTTTGACTATTTGTCGTTGAGTAGTTTCATCATATATATTTGTTCTGTAATGGCAGCTTACTTTTACATCATTATATCCAAAAGGAAATTCTTTAATACCATCACCATTATATTTTACTCTCATACTATAAATACTAAAACCTAAATTATCATCATAAATATAAGTAGCAGTTACAGAGTTATTGTCTTTACTAAATATGATAGGATAATTTTCATCTCTCTCTATTTGTTCAAAATCTGATGGTAATCTTGAATTTGTATAATCATCAGATTTAGCATTAAGCTCAAACTTAATTGTGTAATAGTATATCTCATTTCCTTCGCTATCTACTTCTGGATGTTCACCATCATAAGTTATTTCTACATATTCTATATCAAATAATCCTTTATTATTCAATATATCAATATAATTCATTAGACTAGCTAACTTATCTTTTGATACCATATTTTCTTTAAGAGTATCAATATATCCAATTCTAGTTCTATCTTCAGGTGATATAGCATTAGCTTTAGCTTCTTCTATTTTAGTATTTGTCTCAGATTTAAATGTATCTAAATCTTCTTTAGATGCTTTTGATGTATTGATAGTTTCTATATTAGTATTTACTGTATTTTTGAATTCATCAAATTCTGTTTTAAGAGAAGTATTATTCTTCAAAGATTCTATATTCTCTGTATTAGTAGCTACTTTGGATTTAAGATCTTCTATCTCTTCTGATGTAGTTTTTGCTTTTTCTATTATATCATTTAATTCTTTATCTTTTTTATCAGATTCTTCATCTTTAGCCATTATATTCAGCTTATTATAAGTAGCACATCCTGTAAAATCTCCGATAGCTACAGGAGAATCACAGACTTTTATAGTAGATATAACTTTTTTATTATATATCTTATAAATAATATTTCCTAATCCGCATACTACAAGTATCTCATCTTTAGAATTTATATCTATAGCATTGGGCCCTTCTCCTACAGGAATTGTAGTAATATTATCACCAGCGGCAATGGCTTTAGAAGAAGTTTCTATCATGGTAACAGAATTTCCTTCATAATTGGTTACATATACATTACCAAAGGAATCATTTACAATAGCCATAGGTCTAGACCCTACTTCAAAATCTACAATACGTTTAGATTTTACAATTCTAGATACAGTATTAGATCCAGCATTAGCAACCCAAATGGTATTATTAATATCACAAGTAATGGATGAAGGATTATTTCCTACTACTATCTGATCTACTACAGTAGCATTTACGATCTTATTTACAATACCACCTATTTCAGTATCATTAATAGGATCTATCTTATGGGATAAATAACAAGCTACCCAAATAGTACCTTCTTCATCAGATACAATAGATCTAGGGCCAGCAGAAACTACCATAGTTTTAACTACTTTATCTTGTGCTTCTTCATTGCCTAATAGTTTAGATTTAAATGTAGGAATTTCTACCTTGGAAACAGTGTTGTCTCCATAGTTTGCTACATAGATATTACCATTAGGATCTTCGCAGCAAGCAACAGGTTTCTTTCCTACACGGATCTTTTGAAATAAAGAAAATTCTCCACTTATAGCATCTTTTTTATAATGATATAAATGATTGGTAATTCTATTCGTAATAAACAGACTAACCTTATCTTGAGACACCAAGATAGATGAATAACCAGAACGTTCTTTCTTCTTAGTAGTATTATCTTTTCTATTTACAATCTTTTCTATTTCTGTATCAGATATTTTTAAATATTTCTTTATAAGATTTTTAGTATTATCATCTATAGATACATAATCTTTATTATCTGTAACAATATCTTCTTTTTCTAAATTGAAAAGTTCAGTAGATATATCATTAGATACTTTTAAAACTTTTCTATTATAAGAATCTATCACATATGCATCATCGAGAAACATATCAAAACCTCCATATATTCATATAAAGTCAATTTAATACGATGTCAGAATTCAATCTGACATCGTATTTTATTTAGGTTACACTATTAGGATTATTAGCAATAAAGTCTAACATTAAAATTGTTTGAGGAGAATCTTTACTAGCTATCTGTTCAGGGAACACATGATAGAACAATGATAAGTGTGAATCAGGGGTTATTCTTGTTTTAAGGTTTTCATCATCTATTTGATCTAATGGATATTTCTTAAATAAATACAATACCCCATTTACCATTATGGGAAGAACGTTAAGAAGAGTTCCTGTATTATCTCTATCTACATCTTCCTTAGTTCTAACAAATATAGTATTTTTTTCTCCAAAGTATGTTGAGGGTCTTGTAAAAAAAGTACTAACTTTATGCTTATAAGGGGCAATAACATTTTTCTTATCAAGTGTATAAGAAATATCAATAGATGCCAAATATGCCCACATTAAATAGTTTTGATCTTCTCCAGGAGGAGAAACTAATTTAGGAATATATTCTTCTCCTACTTTTTTGAAATAATTAGGATCCTCTTTTTTGTCTAAAGGATATTTTAAGAAGAATACCCCAAAAGTACCAGATTCTTGAGGTGTATTTTGTTGCTCAATTTTCATTTGAATATTATCTATCGTAGGAAAGTCCACATAAAAATGAAAATCTTTAGGATGTTCTGCATTAGTATCAGTTTCAGAAATATATTTAAGAGATAATTTTAAATTACGTTTAGCGGTAGGATACTCGGTAGGATTTCCATCAGAATCATAAGGAATTATATTTTTTACTGTAAATCCGTGTTTATCATTATCATAAGGGCAAATAATATCTTCATGTCCTTTTTTAGAAATGGTTAAAGAAGCACCATCCCCAGTTAATGGATAAGATAAATCATCGGGCTTAAAAGCTATATTATCCTCTTCTTGTATATCAAAATATAATGTATAAGAAATACCCCCATCCTCTTTATTTTCTTCATCTATTTGAGCATAGTATAGTTTAAACATGTTTTTCAAAGACATTACGTCACAAATAAATGCAAGTCTTTCAGATTCTTCTTTAGGGATAAAGTTTTTAGAAAATTCATTTAATTTATCACTTAAAGATCCCATTGTAATAAGATCTAATGGTTTAATATGATCTTTATAATTAGTTTCTGTAATTTCTTCATTAGTTACTTCTAATTTATGGAAGGAAGAATCTTCTCTACAATAAATAATAGCATTTGGGACTAAAGAACATTTACAAATTTTATCTTTATTTACTATATCTACTAAATGATCAACTACAATGATACCATTTCTAATATATTTATTATCTAATACATAATTATTATAGTCTGAATATAAAGGAGATATGACTTTAGTTCCTATATATTTATTTCCCATTAAATGAACCTCCAATGATATTTAGATTAATAAGAGTAAACAGTATATTACTACCATGTCCTATTTAATAGGACATGGTAGTTTTTTATTTGCCTTTTACATTGTCTTTATAAAATTGTTCAAATTCAGATTTCTTTTTTACTAGATCCATAATTTCAGTATATACTTCTACTGGCACATATTCTAATTTTTCTATAGTATCCCTCACATTATTATACCCCTTATCTATTTCTAAATACAAAGTATAAAAAGCGATAGCATCTTTATTAGAATAATAATTGTTTATGCCGATATCCATTTCATTAACCAAGGCATCAGATGTACTAATTATTAGATTACAAATAAGATAATCATTATGTTTATTATGATTATTCTTATTTATATCTATTTTAATATTAGTATCTATTCCTTCTATAGAATTGGAATCATTAGTAGATTTAGATTCTTCCTCTTTATTAGAATGAGAAGAATTGTAAAGACGAAATAGTTTTTCAAATAGAGAAAATATTCCATTTACAGAAGTTAGTAGTTTTATGAAATCTGATCCAAGCAATCCCAAAATCAAAGGCGGGATGAGAATAAGTCTAGGGGATATAGCCATTACAAATGGAGCAGTAGCTATAGATATAAATGTATCTACAATAGCATTAGTTAGTATTTCAGATATTAGTTCTCTTATACTATGCTTAGTATTGTTTTTATATTTAAAACACAGTACATGAATCGAAGAACCAAAAAGAGATATAGTTCCACATAATAAAAGTTCCAACAGAGTAATCTCTAATATTAATTCATTATTAAAGTTATTCATAAATTAGAGTTCCTCCAATTCAAAAATATGCTATTTATCCCCCAGATTTAATTTATCATCTACTTCCTTGTTAACTTTAGTTGGTACAATTTTTTCTTTATTAATAATTTCTTTAGGTATTCCTTCATTTTCAATACCATAAGATCCAGATGGGCTATTATATTTACTATTAATGAATTTATTAGTAGTCTGAATAGCGGCACCTACAGCTCCTGTATAAGTAGCAAATACAGCATATCCTCCCCAATCTATATTATTGTATAAAAGATAGAACGACCCTGCTACAAATACTAAATAACTAAAAAGTGCCATAAGCCTAGTAAGCGATAATGTATTTTCTTCAAAAAATAATTGATGTAAAAGTCCTCTTTTTTTCAAGCTATTACCTCTTTCCATAATAAACTTATTTTTATGTTTTTTAGGCCCATATGGGTATACCTGTCTACATTTTAGTAAATCTAGAATAAGGGGTATAAAATATTATGATAGAAATCATAATAGTTTCAATACTTGGGTTATTATCTTTTTTCATTTTTTCATGTCTAATTTTATCTGAAGTTGTTTCATCTATGAGTAAAGCAAATTTAAATAAACAAGTATTATCTATACTAAAAACTTCTGAAAAGAAGATGAGTAAAGAACAAGTAAACATAGATTCTATTAATGAAGAGATTCTTGCTATCAAAGATAATACTGTGAAGATAAATAAAGATATACAAAAAATAAATGATAAATTAGATAAGTTGATATAATCTGGTAGGCATATAACAATGCCTACCAGCAACATTTTGTTAATATGAAATCTGATAAGGAGATATAGTTTTATGGCAAAGATAAAAATTATTCCTATCGGCTATGATAATAAAAGTGTATATAGAGAAGATATGGCATTAAGTGATGGTAAATTTTCTGCCTCTACTCCTTTTATTATCTTATCTAATAAACCTATACCGAAACATGTTAAAAGTTATTTTGAATTTAAAGTAACTGATTTTAAAAGAAATGAATTATATAGACACTTGCCTCTTTATGTAGGAATACATAAAGAACCCTCTTCTGGTATTTTATCTACTGATTTTAGTTTAGGTAGTATTTACTATACAAGAAGACAAGACTTTGAAACCTATGAGCAATATAATAAGTCTGCATATTGTGAACACTATAAAGTTTTGGGTAAGAAAGAAAGAATCCCTTCTAAGAATGATATTATAGGGGTAGGAGTAGACCCAGACTATAATCAAATAAATATTTTTGTAAATGGTCATCCATTCTATTCTTTCTCTCCTAGAGAGTTTGAAATTAATGAAGAAGATGATTTTTATTTTACAATATGCTCTAGAGTATTTGAAAATATAGGTGGATATATCAATTATGGCTCTGCTCCTTTTGAATACAAGCCAGATGGATATATTAGTCTAAATCAATATTATTTTGAACGATATCCATTTAATCTAGAGATATTAGGAAATGTTTCGTTTTTATCTAATGATAATGACACCAATAATTATTATTCTAATAGAATAAAATATGGTGTAGAATTTGGAATGACTGTTCATGTAGAAAATGATTTAGCTCCTTTGGGATCTAATTTAAATGAAAGAAAGACGTATATAGAACCTAATCTTGGAGATGTTCAATTATACGATCCCAATAATAAGAATTCATTTATTATATACTCTGAAAATCAGAATCCAGCAGATCATGCTTATTTCCCTTATCCTATTCCTTCTGATCAAAAGATTTATTTTGAATTCAATTGTAAAGAAGCACCTATGGATAATGGATATGTTGGTTTACCAATACAGATTGGTATAGCAGATCATAAAGAAATAGAAAAGTCTATTACTGATTCTTCTTATAAATCTTTCTCTATTGATTTATTTAGAAAAGATTATAATTACTACTATGCTAATGTAACCCTTAATGATAAAACCATTCATTATCCTATAAGAACTGTATATGGCCCTGTATATCCTATGGAAGGAGATACTATAGGAGTATTATTGGATCTAAAAGATCAGACCATAAAGATTTATAACAATAATACGTTATATATGACTGCTGATTTGAATGAATATTTAGGATATGCTGATGATACTAGAACTTTTGTATCTAGTGAAAAGAGTAAAATATATTTTAATGATATTCATGAAAATTACTACTTCTTTGTAAAAGCATATACAGATTCATTTACTGGTAATGGTCATATGTTATTTAACTTAGGAGAACCTGAAAATAAAGATCCTTTAAAATATCATGCATTATATGATAATAAGGATATTATGACCTATTGGTATTATTATAATTACAATATAAGAAAATTGTATTATAAGGATTTAGAGTTTGTTCTTACTACTCTTCCTTATCATATCAATGTATCTAAGAACATTACATGTTCCATCTATGTAAAATCTAAATATGATGGTAATGATCTAGATTTTGGCCCTGGATTGAATATGATGTATGATACATATAATATTATATCAGATAATGAAGAAAAAGCAAATGTTCCTGATTTAACTGCTTTTGAATTTTATGAATTAACCCATAATAAAGTAGATAATGACCAGAATAAGTTTATTAAAGACTTAATCATGTTTGCTAGTGTTAGAATAGATAAAAAAGTAGAAGAATTTAATGAAATGATTTTATCTTCTGATAGATTCTTGTTTAGATATACAGATATGGAACAAGATCTATTAATTGGTAACTCTTATATAGCTAAAAATAAATATAGTAAAGATATTTTGTCTTGTAATTTCGATTACGTTAATAGAATTAAAATTACGTTGGTAGGGGACGAAGATTTTGATATAGTAGCAATCACTAATGATGGAACAGAATATACAGAAGACTTCTATATGCTTCCTTCTTCTGATAATACTATAGAATTTCATACAAGACCTAAAAAGAATTATTCTCTCCAATCAGAAGAACCATACTATGAATTTAATGACGATGCTGAAATAAATGCTGGTAGAAAAATATATGGTGTTGAGAATGATATAGAGATAAGACTCTTGACTCCTCCTACTTTAAAATATTATCTTAATGCATTTATAACTGGTCAATATAAGAATAATAGTGGATTTTTCCCATGCGAAAAGGTATTAGATGGATTTACCCAAAGAAGAATAAAAGAAGTAAAACTTCCAAAAGGTGTAACTAAACTAAGAGTATATTATATAAATGATCCATATCAATATGATGAAAGACAATATTTTGAAAAAGGCGATATGTATATTAATGAGTTAATAAGATATGGTAATAATATAGAAGAAACTTTGAAAAGAGATGGATTATTAAATGATGATCTATATATAGTACGTGGGGGGTTACATTCTTTATCTGGGACTTTAGCTATATTTGACTCACATAATGCTATAAAATGGTATGATACAAGAAAGCAAAAAAATCTACCACCACCAATTGCTCCATTTACATTAAAATCATTAGATAATGATACTATATGGGGTAATGGTACTTGGAAAAAAGGAAATGCTATATCTGGAAATGACTGTACATATAAATGCACAGTTGGTATAACTCCAGAAAAAACATATAAAATCATGAGTTTTGGTCCAAGTAGAGATGTAAAATATGGTTTCTTCTTGTATTATGGACCAGAAGTTAAAAATGATGCAGTTGATATTGCAGATTATTAAACAAATTATTGGGTAGTAGGTCTTAGCCTACTACCCATTCTTTTTACAATTCATCAAAAGCACGTGTTCCAGTGATTACTAAAGGAAAATCCATATTAGCATTAGAATTTACAGCTCTTCCATTTCGTTGGTCAATTCTCATATTATCTAATAAGAATTCTGCAGGTCTTTCAATACCAGGAATAGATTGACCTGTTTGTACATTTACAACGTCAAAATACTTTGATCCTGTGGCTTGATTATATACGACAACCGTCTGAATACTAGGATCTTTTTCAGAGATCATCTTTCTTTGTACAGGACTTAAGTTTGCTCTATATTGATTAAAAGAAGTATCTATATTAGCAGTACTACCATCAACAGTTACAATATCGGTTAAAGATACATTTGTACTAGCAACTCCAGGAGTTCCAACATTAGATGTTTCTATTTTGCTACCAGAAAGATTTACTCCAGTATTAATAGATTGAGGGGCTAAAGGTTGATTGATCATCGGTAATCCATATTTAGGTGCATTAAGCATTGCATAATATGCATCTGTAATAACCTTATCCGAATTTTCATCTTTAACATCTTTCATCATTTGTTCTTTCTTGAGTGCAATATCATTAATCTTATTTCTAATTGCATCTAATTCTCGAACAGCAGAAATCTTGGTATTTAAAATACCCATTTGAACTCCCATAAAGTTAGACATATGTTGAAGACGCATCTTACCACCATACATCTTACTTCTTTTAAATTGGGCTAATTCTTCATCGATGTTTGTATAAATCATATCTGATTGAGCTATGGTTTCATACAACATCTTTCCTGTGTCACTATACCCTTTTTCTAATTCTTTAATTACTGCGTTCTTTCCTTTTTTAGAAGATTTATCTTCATCATCTACAATATTTGTATAAGTTATTACAGGAGCATCTTTAGGAGGACGACCTGGTCCTCTTTTTCTTTTAGAAGCTAATTTCTCTTCTGTAGTATCTATTACAGTTGGCTCTGCTGAAGAATCTTTTTCGATAAGATTTTCTCCAGATAGACCATAAGTTCTTTGTTCGTCTTCGCTATCATCTATTAAATCTAAAGTAATAACCTCTTTTTTAGACATAATACCACCTCTTAAGATTAAATTAATTACTAACCTGTTATTTTAAGCAAACTTTAATTTAGCTACATATTATAATTATGAAGATATAAAATACTAGAAACTTAATTATAACCGATATATAGGAAGGGGACATAAAATGCTTTTAAAAGATGTAATCGGATATCCAGAAGGATCTAATCTTACTATAATGAATGTATTTTATACTAGACCTATTAGAAATGAAGAAACGGGAAAGTATGATAAAGATTATTTAGTTATTATATTTAAAAACAATGATACAGGTAAGAAAGAGATAAGAATAGATGTAGAGCCTGAATATACTTGGTATTTATTAAAGAAAGAATATCAAACAGAACACAATCTTGCATTTATTGAAAAAGATAAAGTAGAACCTATTACTTGTAAGTATAAAGATATAAAATTATCTATTGCTAAAGAGACTGGTAATGAAGATCTTTATAAACAAAATATGTATTCTGGTAATTTTAGATTGAACGATGCTTTTTTTGCACATCCTAGATCTTTTGCAGCAGATATGAATATCTTGAATTATACAAGAAGTAGATTTGCAGAAATATATAAGAATCCTGTTATACCTATAGATATATTCTTCTTTGATATTGAATCTGATATCATCGACTCTATTTCAGATAATGTAACAATAGGTGAATGCCCTGTAAATGCAATCACTGGATATTATTCAAAAACAAATACGCTATATAACTTTGTTTTAAGAAATAAAAGAAATAAGCAAATCCAAGAATTAGAAGATAATATGAAAAAGGATTTTAAGAAATACAAAGAGAAAGTAAGATCCTTTATTGAATATGATCTTGGTAGTAAAGAGAAAGTAAGTAAATATAAACTAGATAATGTAGAATTATCTGTTGGGTTCTTCGATGATGAACTAAGTCTTATATTAGAATTCTTTAAATTAGTTCATTCTTTATCTCCTGATATAGTAACAGCATATAATATCTCTTATGACTTACCCTCTTTGATCGAAAGATTAAAAGCTAATGGAGCAGATCCTAGAGATGTAATTTGTGATCAAGATATTCCTCCTCAATATAGATTCTGTGAATATATTCTTGATGAAAAGAATCTTAATAATCTTGAAGAACGTGGAGATTTTGCCAATATATCTGCAAGATCAACATATCTTGATCAGATGATAACGTATGCATCTAGACGTAAAGGGCAAAGTGCTATTGAATCTAATAAATTAGATTATGTAGGTACTTTAGAATGTGGAGTAAGAAAATTAGATTATCATGAAATAACAACAGATATTGGGAAACTACCGTATCTAAACTTCTATATATTCTGGTTATATAATATCATTGACGTTGTAGTTCAAGTATGTATAGAAGCACAGACTGATGATCTTAAATATGTATTCAATAATGTAATAGAAATGAATACCCCATTTCAAAAGATATTTAGGCAAACCAATTATCTCGGAACTAAAGCAGTAGAGTTTTATAAGCACCATGAAGGAGTAATCATTGGGAATAATATCAATAGATTTGGAAAGAAACCTGAAGAAAAATTCTCTGGTGCTTTTGTAGCTGATCCTACTAAGATTTCAGATAAGAATAAAGTAAGAATTAATGGTCAACCGATTTATAAATATAATAATGGGAATGACTTCGATTACAAACGTCTGTATCCTTCTTTGATGCAGGAGTTTAATATGGCAACTAATACTCAGGTAGGTAAGATTTTTATAGATAATCCTCCTTATAAAGATCCTGAATATCTTAAGCTAAGTCCTGGAGGAACATTTACAGAAAATCTTGCATCTTATAATTACATTGAGTTTTGTCATAGGTGGTTAGGAATGATGGATGTAGAAGAGATTTTGCAAGAAATTCCTAAGATGAATTTATCTAGTGATAAGAAACAAGTTATAGATCTTATCAATCCTAATAAAATTGTATCTATAGATGTTCCTATGCCTAATTGGGTTAAGAATGAAGTAGATAAGATTAGAAAGGAATTGTTATAATGGGTATTTTTAAAGAATTTGTAATAGATGGTGAAAAATTAATGAAATGCTTAGTAGAAGCTAAGAATCTCAAATCTGAAATAATCCATATTCCTTCGAAGATGCTAAATAAATATAGGTATACAGATTATAAAAATACCTTTGGGTATAATATGCCTCAGATCTATGGAGAAAGTTTTAATTCAGTTTTTAATATAGGAATATTTGAAAAATTATATGATGTAATATATCCCATTCCTGAGGATTTGAATGTAGAGTATATTTCTTTCTTTGGTAAAAACTTAAATCCTTTCTTTAAAGATATTAAAGAAAATGGATTAAATACAGATAAGTTATCTATATTAATAGGATATGAACAAGTTGGAGACATTGAAAAAGGTTATGTACATAGAATATCAACTGTTTACCAAAATATAAATGGAGAAAATATTATGGCAAGTTTAGGTTGTATAGGAGAACGGAATAAGATAAGCACTCCTATATTTGAGAATATCATAAATTATATTTCAAAAGCAGAAAATGAAGATATCTCATACATGGATGTAACAAATAATGAAAGTTTTAGATCTATTATAGATGATCATAAAACATCTGATGGGGCATTTAGATTTGTTCCTACAGGAATGGATGGTAGGTCATTACCTGAGTATATGAGCTATATTTCAAAATCTATCTTAGATATATCAAAGAATGATTCTGTATATCTTTGTGCCAATAAGATAGACTTCGTATATTCTTTGTTTAATGGAGTAAATCTTATGAGGTTTATCATAGTAAAGAAAAGTAAGAAATGTAAGATAGACACAATATTCGTTACTAGACGAATGTAGGGGTGGGTTTATTGGTCACATCTGATGAAAGACAGATGAGAGATGTAATATTGTTGTATACTAAGATGCAAGATCATATTATGTTTCTTGGTCCTAATGCAACAATGAATATGAATGTCTCTTTGTATATTCCTGTAAAAGCTGGAGAGGGGTATACAAAAAAATATTATTATAGAGAAGTACAATATACAGATAATGAAGGATTTAAAAAAAGAAAAATAGTTAGAGGATTTGATTGTTTCTTAACTATAGAAAATCTTAGAAGAAACAAATCAGATTTTAGAGAATCTGTAATGTTAAATGCTGGTCATTTAGAAATGCTTAGATTATCTCTATTACCGAAGTTAGAAGACTTTGTATTATATCCTGAGAATACATATGAATCCAGAAAAGGGAAATTATATGCAAAGAAATCTGAAGGAGTAACTATAGATCTACCAGGAAATAAGTATATTATCTTTAGTCCTGGGCTGCATAAGTATTATAATGAAGAAGTGCAACCTTGTTTAGATCTATATTTAAATAACAAAAATAATATCATAAGTATGAGTTTTCAAAAAGTATTGGAGTTTATGAATCTAATAAGAACTTTCCAGATTTATAATTATGCTTGTACTATGATTAATGCAATGCCTACTCCTATCCCTGGATATAATATGTATGATATGAGTATAAATCAAGAAGAACTTTCATTCTTTGATACAAGGAATAAAAACAAGAGAATGCAGTAATCTGCATTCTCTATATTTTTTTAGTTAATTGTAAGCATAACAGGTTGGTTCTTATTAGCAGCAGATACAAAGCTCTGATCAAAGATTTCTACTACTTGTTGTCTATCCCTTGCTTTTTCTTCAAGAGAAGATAATTTAAGATCAATATTTGCATATACTGTTTCTAAATTATCATACATCTTTAATTGTTCATATAAGTAAGTAGCTACATCAGCTGTTGCTAATCTTTCAAATATTTCCATTTGAGTAGGAGGAATTGTTTTCAAATTATCTGCATGTTTTACAAATAATGAAATAGGTATCCGCTGGAACTTAGTAATAAAACTAGCAGAAATAGCTACATTTAATTTTATTTTATTAGGCGGAATCCATTCTACATAAATACCATTTGCAAAAGCAGATATATGGTCAGCCATTTGAACTATATCTGCATATGTTCCAAAATCAACAGATGAAGACATCATATCATATGTATTTACCCCACCATAGGTCAAACCAGGAAAGTGGGCAGACCAGCTATGCCAATCTATATCCCCACATCCAATGATAGTCTGGCTTTCACATATTGTTTCATCTATGAGCCAATAATCTCCTTTTTGGTTTTCAGGACCAAGTTCATAAGGAACTTTATTAGGAAAATAACGAGAGAATGTATCTAACGTTTCATTACAAATAACTTCTCTTGCCCATTTATCTTTAGAAAGATAATCTGGTAAATTCATTTGCATTGTTCCTAAACGTCGTTCTATCTTATTAAGGAGTTTAGTCATTTCATTTGCCATTGGCATATTATTCACTAATCCTTTCACATTAAAAAGTCTATTATACTAATGTGAAACAAAAAAAAACAAGGGCTTATTATAAGCCCTTGGGAACTTTATATTCCCCGTTTTTAAACAGGGAATCGTTCTTTTTTTGAAGCTTTTGTTGGAGGAGTTTCTGTCGATACTCCTCCATATCTCTTTGATAAGCCTTTTCACCATAGGTGATTAAATTAGGCTTATCGTAGTACATGTCACTGTACTTACCAGTGACACGTTCTACCTCGTTAAGGAGCTCGGCATGATAGTTGATCACGCTAACCCCTTGAAATACTCCCGCCATTATTATGGCGAAGATGATAAGATCTCTAAGTTTTTTCATTTTATTCTCCTTTTCTGGATACTTATTGTATCCAAAACAAAATTTTGTATTTTCACCATAATAATATACAGTTAAGTTTTCTTACTTTTACACTATTCAAATTCAGTAACATCCATCAAACTAGGAACTTTGTTTTCTTTAATATTTCCTAATCCTTTATTAGGAACTATAGTACCAGGGATCTTATTAAGATCTATATAATTACTATAATTTACTTTAGGAGCTTTAGGAATTATATCTCCAGGTTTGGGTTCATTCTTTCCAATAAATGATTTTTTATTCATACTTTCATAATCCACCTTTCCAGGTTCTATGGAGTTTAATCCATCCCCAATTTCTTTTTCATCTAAAAGCACATCTTTATTATACAAACTTGCATAATAATCCACAGCATCTTTTATTCCTGTAATTAGAATACTAAGATTGTGCATTACCAATATAAACTTCTTTGTAGATTTATTGTACAACCCAAATATATCAGGAGATACAAAGAAGCCTTTACTTAATACCATCTTATCTTTAAAATCTAAAGATTCAGGATAAGATTTACTTAGCAAATCTACTACATAAAATAGATTTTTGAATAGGATATTTTTATCATCTTCAGAGTTTAAGGACAGAGACTGGATATTCTTTTTATCTACATATTTGAAAATAGTTTGTTTTATTTCTCCAGTAACCTCAACATCATTTAGATAATAATATTTCATTAAATCCCATTCTTTTTCATTTACTAAATCAAATCTAACCCTTTCTACTGCATCTCTAGGGTTAATAAATTCAATCTTATTTCTAGGAGTAGTTATATAAATTGTTTTATCTTTCTTTTCATCTCTAATGATTTCTGCTCCTGTAAAATAATATGCTCCTTTCTTATAATAATTTTCAGAAATGATCCTCTGATATCTTGTAAAGATATCTATGAAATAATCAAACATAGCTTCATCTGTTCTTAAAGCAGGAGATGCAAAAAGTTTATTTGCTTTCTTAGCTGCTTCTATTTCAGACCTGCGAATAAGATCACTAATAAAATCAGGTTCTATAATACCTGCTGCAAATAAAGGAATAGGATCTTCAATAAAGGCCATCTTAAAGAACTTAGTATAGTTTATAAAACTATTTTCAAAATAATCATCATTGATAGCGAGATTATACATTCTACGAAATTCAATATTCGTAGATAACCATCTATCTACTTTGTTCTTTACAACCTTTGTTCTAGAGATCTTTATATTGTTTTCTAATGAAAAACATATAGTATCTTCATCGGGGAGAATATAAGAATGGATATAATCCAGTATATTACCAGATTCAGCCTTTCCTCTACCCCAAATATAGATCATATCTATTAGATCCATTAAACTCATAGGACCCATAATAAATAGATTATGATAAGTTACAGGAAGATACTTCTCTCCGTCTATACTCTTATTTACCTTTTCAAAAGGAGTACGGAGATTTAACCAATTAAGATTCTTATCAATCTTGTCATATCCAAGATTTCTAAATAAAGAAGCCATGTATTGGAGTTGGGTTAAATGATCTCTAGTACAATCCCCTTGTTCCATTTGAAGCATTTTGTCATAGGAAGTAATCTTAATATCTTTTCCTCCTATATTCATTACATAATAATCCACCATATCATTCTCCTCCATTATAAAAAATTCTTAAGAATTAAATAAACTATTTTAAGTTTGATAAGTATACTAACTCATCATATTTATAATATATAATTATGGAGGATTTTCCATAGTATCTATAAGATACTATGGAATTTGCAATGCAATGGTTTTATATTCTAATGCAAAATAAGTGTGTTCTGTCATCCCATCTTTTACTTTTCTAAATACCAATCTAACACCATAGTCTCTTAATAAGACTATAATCTCATTATTTAAAGTCTCATTATCTATCTTTATAAGAGAGAATGAAGATATGGCATTTAAAATATCATTTTCATCTTCAGTTTCTTCAGCCTTCTTTATTTTAGAAAAAATAAGATCAGCTACTAATTTATTATCATCCATTTTATACCCCATAAAAAATAAACTCACCAGGAAATTATATCCTGGTGAGTATTGTATTAAAACTGAATAATATTTGTGTAAGTTATATTCTTGCTATCTAACTTACTAATACCAATTTCTTCTAAAGGGAAACTTCTTAGATTATCCTGAATAATACTGATATAATCAATAAAAGGAACTATCCAATCAGGGATTTCTACATCTGAAGGAATAGCTATTGAAGATACTTCTCCTTTAAAGTTTTCATCCTTTAGAAGTTCGATCAATCTTAAATAATGATTAGGATGAGATTCTGCTATTAGATCTGCATTCTTAGAAGTTATATTGGTTTTAATAACAAGGATAGAATTTCTTCCTTCTAAGTCTATATTTTCTTCTTCCTTATCTTTGATTTCATTATATGCTACAGATGCTTTGATACCTTGAATACTCATAGGCTTCTTATAAGCATACATAGATTTTATTCTAGCAGGTTTATGGAAAGACTTATCCTTACTCTTAAGAGATTCATAAATCTCTTTTTCTAGAATAGCAAACTTCTTTATGATATCAACCTGATCAATAAATGAGTTTCTAAGAATATCAAATTCTAGAATCTTCTTCAATCTATTAGATGTAGTTTCAGGTATCCCTACTTTAGTCATAGGAAGACCCTTTATATCAAGTTGTTTATTTTCAGGGACTATATTCCCTTCTTGAACTAGCTGTAAATCTGCATAGTTCTTTTTACCTTTTGTAAGAAGTAAGCATTTGAATAAGAACTCATTCTTCATGATAAGAAGGCAATCTCTATTATCTGCTTTCGTATTATAGTTTTCACTAAATAAGACCATATAATCTAAGATCAATTGGCTTACTATATACGACATAATATCTACAATACTATATCTAAGAGAATCTTCTTCAATTACTACTAAAGGATATTTCTTTCTCTTAGCTTCAACCAGTTTATCATTATAAAAATCATAATCATATTTAGGTTGATTTTCTTGATACTGTTTTATTAACTTATCTCCCTCTTCTTCTAATTGAGCTGAGGTATATTTTACTTTCATAGGAATCCCGATTGTATATTTTAGTACAAACCGATACCATTCATCAAGAGATATAATACAAGAATCTGTATCCGTTATAAGAACTACATCTCGTTGCATATCATAAACTCTAGGGAGTTTATCTATATACATATGACGATAATATACATACTCAAACATGATATCTTTTAATAAAACCAATTCTTCTTCAGATTCTTTGGGGATCTTGTTAGGATCTAAGAAAGGTTTCTCCAACTTAACTAAAATTGTTAAGATAAGATTGATTATCTTTTTATTTTCACAGAATCTGTATAAATTGTTTTTATAATACAAAACATTGATACATCTTTGATCTAGATTACAAATAGTCTTCCAAATAGCATCCCTTGCTTCATTTGAAGAGATCCATCCATCTCCACCACAATTCTTCATTATTCTTAAGAAACACTCTTCAATCGTGATGTTTCTATCTAGTATATCCCAATCTTTAAATTTATAGAATTTTGGATTCTTTTGATCTTCTACTATATTTTCTATAAACTCTATTCTGTTGTATACATAAAATACTTGTCCACCTCTTTCAACTTCTTTTAAAATAGCCTCTTTTATAATATCCATATCTTTATCTATTATATATGTTTTTATAGGAAGCCTATTATATGGTGGTTCATATATTACAGACATATCTCTTACTCCAGATAATGACATATTCATAGTTCTTGGTATTGGTGTTG